GACGGCGCGGATCGCCCGCGTGAAGAAGGCCACCGAGGCGGCACGGTCGGCGCCCGCGGCGCAGAGATCGCGGTTGCAACCGCTATCGATGGACTTCCAGGGGTGGAATCGGAAATTAAGGGCAGTTGGTAGTACATTGAGTGAAAAATGATTACCTTTGGAAAATAAATATGGAGAAGAGAATCAAAGGATTTGTTTTCATTATCTGAATTTTCAACCTTTACGGAAGAAAGATAATTTAAAAAGAGAGATACAATTCCTTCTAATTATTTGGAAAGAATAGAGGGGATAAAATCATATATATAAATTCGATATATAAATAATTGAAAATCAATAAATTATGGCAACATCATTTATTTTTAATAATAAACAAATTACTCTCCCCGGGGCGTATTCTACCATAAAAAGCGGAGAAACAAGCCCTTCGAGAACGCTTGATTACGGTCGTTGCATCATAGTTGACACAGGAGTTTATGGTGCAAATTGGTGCGGTGGCTCTGGTGTATCTGGGGAAAACTTTCAGGGATTGGATTCTGTATATAGATTTGATACTTTGGCAGAGTTTCGTTCTTTCATGAAAGGTGGTATGTACTGGAAAATTGCAGAGGCACTTTTTACACCGGACTATTCAAATCCTGCCTCTACTGGTATTTCACAGCTTTTGTTTGTTAGAGCTGCACAGACAACTTCTGCCACTATCACTTTTGCAACAACGGCAGGCGGAACATTTGAAGTTAAAACTTTGGACGAAGGAAAGGGAGCAAATGGTACACTTTCGGAAGCTGGCAATCTGATTACTGGTTATGGAGTTTCTATTGTGGCAGGAGAAGATGATCCTGAAAAATGGATCATGAAGTTTTACGTTGGTTCTTTCACAGGGTACGCAGAAGATGGTTATCCTATTGGAGAAACACCGGAAGATCAGGCAGCACCTATTTTGGTATTGCAGTCACCGGAATTTGACAATATCCAGACTTTGATTGATTGGGCTAAATCTGATTCTAATTTTGCTAATTTGTTTGTCTTGACGGCTAATGCAAAGAAAGAAGGTGAAGGAACTGTATCTGAAAGTGACGTAACAACTGCACTCGCAGGAAAGAAATTTGTCCTTGCAAAAGGAGCGACTGAAACTTACAATGCACAGTATTTGACAGATGCGCTTGCTGCTATTACAGGTTTGGACTATAGCTTTATCATGACCGACCAATTTGGTGAAAATGCTAACTCTGCATTGCAGTCACAAGTTATTTCACACATTAACAGTCAAGCTAAATACACTCATTTCTTGTTTGTAGGTGGCTACAATGATCAAGCTAAATTCAAAGATTCTCTTGATTTGGCGAAAGGTTTCAATAGCGAACTTGTCCAGTTGGTGCATGGTGGTGCGGGTATGGCATCCAGCATTACAGGCATTAAAACGCGTTGGTGGGGTGTGATGTATAACTTGTGCTGTATCTTAGGAAGAACGGCAGGAAAACCGCCTTATATTCCTGTCACAAACAAGACGATCGGTATCGACAAATTACAGCATACTTTGAGTGAAACGGAGAAGGTAAAGGCTTTGGATGCCGGTATGCTTGTGACGGTTTACAATGATTACACGAACAATTTTGTGGTATTGCAGGGTGTGAATACTTTGCAAGATAACAAGGTGTTATTCAACTCCAATGGTCAGAGCCACAGCATCCAGTTCATGCGTATTGTAGCGCAGATTAACAAGGAATTGGTTGTAAATGCTTCTATTGATCTGCTTGGACAGGAAAACGGTGTAAACGTGAATACTTTGTCTGCCGGTGCGGTGAAGGACTGGACGGTTGCTTATTTGCAGTCAAGAGTAGCAACGGAAGCACAGGATAACTTGCTTCTTTCTTTCAAAGATGTTGTCGTAACAAGACAGGAAGACGCTTGGTTTGTTACTTATAAGATCGTTGTCAACAATGAAATCAATAAGCTGTTCTTTACAGGCTTCTTAATTCGTGGATAATAATTCTAAAACATAGAATATCATGCAGACATTCAGTGCACCTATGGCATATATCAAAATTGGCGGTGAGACTGCCGGTTTTGTCAGAAATATTACCGTACAGGAACAGATCAATCGTGTAGATGTGCAAGGGTTAGGTAGTTTGCCTATTCAGGAGATCCCGCCTGTATCTTACAGATGCTCCGCAACAGTAGATCAGTTCTTCTTGTCTTTCAAAGCTCCGGTGGTGGAAGCAATGATCCATCGCTTGGGAACTTTGCAGGAAGTTTTGGATACTCTTACATTTGCAGAACAAGGTTTCTCTATCATGATCTATAAGAAATTGGTTCAGAACTTTGATGATTCTCGCAAGATGGTAACACAGGTTGATCCGACAGGACAGACGATTGCTCTTTTAACTCCGTGTTTCATTGAAAATCAGAATTGGCAGTTGCAAGAACAATCTGTTGCTTCCTATAATGTCAATATTAGGTATCTTAACCCCGTCGTAACTGCCGAATACTGATTATTTTAACAAATAATTAACAATTAAGTAAAGCGTGGTGCAAGTTCAAAAGACTTAAATCACGCTTTGTTAGTTTAAGATAGGTAGGCAATTATATGCCTTAAAAACAACGGTAACTTTGTACCGGTGCAAACTGGCATACAGTTACCTAACCAATAGGTATTACATATCATATTGTGGTGGTCCAAATTTTGTTACTTCTTGGAACGATTTTAGAGTTAATTTGTTTATAGTTAAATAGTTAATGTCGGTCCATATTTGAGTACGAATGTATCCAAACAGTTGGTATTTTAGAAATAACGCCAAAATTCTTACTTTCTCTGTTTTATCATTATATTTGCATATATCAATCAATTAATCACAAAACAAAGTATGAATACGAAAGAAATTACAGTAAAAGGAAGAAAGTACGAAATTCAATTTCCTAATGTAGGACAGTATTACCAGATCGAAGTAAACAAGCAGAGATTAGGAAAAGGAAGTTACAACTCGTTGATTAGCAACCCTACCATTACAGCACAGCGTGCGTTGGATATGATTGACGTTGAGGCAACATTATCCGTTCTTTGTCCGCAGTTGGTTGCGGATTTGAAGGTAAAAAGTTTCTCGGAACTTGGATTGAAAGATTTTAAGGAGATCAGCGATATTTACATGAACGAGGTGTTTCCTTTCTTGAAAGAGGCTGAAAAAATACTTTCTTCTGTGGACTAATGAATCGGGAAGAATATAGGAATTTTGTTATAAAATGGAATAACGCTTTTCCTATTGATAGGTGGTTTAGGAACAAGCACAATATCCCTTTTCTTTCGGAAGAACATAAGAAGTGTGATTTCTTTACTGAACTTATGGAGTTCGAAGAAGAAAAGGCATTTTATGAACTTAATCAAGAAAAGAAAGAAAGAGAGGAAAAGACACAAGAATATATTCCCAATATCGGGGATTGGTTGAAAGCACCGGAAGGTGAAATTTCGGAACAAGATACTGCCTTCTATGAAGATCAGATGTTTAAGATGATCGAGATGGAGCAAAAGGCAAAAGAAAAAGGTAAGGAAAATGGATAACGAAAAAAGACTTAGGGTGTCGGTGGATGTCTCTCAACTTAGGTCGGTCGGGAGAGATGTCGAGAATATGCAGCGAAGAATAGTCGAGAATAATAACGACATTATTCGTCAGCAGAACGATGCACTTAACCAACTTAGGGAGCAATTGAACCTTTTGGGACAGCAAAATTCCGAAAAGAGTAGGCAGACTGCAACACCTACACGTCCAGTTGTCCAGCCTACACCGCAACCGGAAGGAGAAGATCAAGAAACTGCAACACCTACACGAAGGAGAAGAAGAAAGCAACCGGAAGCGGACATTTCGGGAGAAAGAGGTGAATCCTATCAAGATAGAGGCACGAGAGCTATCGACCTCTCGGCTTTGCTTGGTGTAAATCAAGAAGGTTTTCGTGATATTGTGGAAGCCATTTCTTCTGGTAATAGCGATTTGTCTGATATAACAAAGCAAATTCTTCAAAACGTGCAAGCAGGAGCACGCGCTTTAGAGGGGATACAAGAAGGTATTTTTTCCATTGATGAAACTCTATACAATCAAAGAGGAACTTCTTCTGTGGGTGGATCGGGAATACAGCCTATTCCGGTGCCCACACCATCACCAGTGCCAGCAAGAGAAGAAACACCTATTACAAGAGAAAGAAGGGAAAATGTACAAAGAGGAAGTGACAGAAGCACAGCTACTAACATTGCCACAAGAGTGATTTCCGGTGTTGGAGCTACATTTCAAAGTCCTGCTGCTATGGGTGGAGGACTTATATCTTCTTTGGGCGGAATTGTAGGAGAAGGACTTTCTTTGATACCTGGTGTGGGGGGATTTTTGGGTGGCGTAACCACTGCGGTCGCCAATGTCATGGCGGGAATTTTCACTACATCTGTTGAAAAGGCTATGGAAGCGCAAAAGAGAACCATACCTTATGCGCAGACAATGGGCGTTTCCGCAGGACAAGCCATGCGCACAGCCTTTGGAGAAGGTAGTTATGCTGCTGGTGCTCTTGGAATGAATGTAGGAGAGTATATTCAAAGACGTGCTGCGCTTATCCGTGCCGCAGGAGGAAAGGAAGAAACGGTTGCGCCCGTACCGGAAACACAAAGTTTGATGGCTGTACAGCGTTTATATGGACTTAGTGACCGTACTGTAATGGGAATGCAAGGGGCGATGCGTTTTGCCCGTACAGAGGAAGGACAAACTGCTTCTTCATCTGCTATTATCCGTTCGTTTGAACAGACAATGAAACAGCTTCAAATCCCTCTTAGCGAAATCGCTTCTACGATGGATGAAAGTATGACTACTTTTATTCGTTCTGCCGATGATATTCTTTCTCGTACAGGTGAAATAGATGCAGCAAGCATAGCTTCTATCATGCGTGCTGTTCGTTTGCAGACCGGAATGGAAGGTAGGCAATTGGAGCGTGTACAGCAGGCTTTTATGGGGCAAGGGATTTCACAAGATGATGTAACGCAAACTCTTTTGCTTCGTGCAACACAACAAGCCACAGGATTGACAAATCCTTCTGAAATTCTTGCAGCTATGGAAGATTTGTCAAGAGGTGAGGGGGATAAAAATATAATGAAGCGGTTTCTTGAATCATTGAAGGAAATATCGGGAGGAAGTCTTGAAATGCTTCGCCATTTGATGCGAGGGGCATTTACAAACCTTTCCTATACGGATATTAATAAGATTACTGGACAAGGGGATATTGACTTTGGAGAATTTTATAAGAAAGTGGATGAATCCAGGCAAGCACTTAGGGAACAGAATGACCCAACAAACAGGTATGAACCTACTGCTGCCGAAAGAACCGTTACGTCCGGCGAAAAGATGATGTCCACTTATGAAAACAGAATGATTGGAATTGGTGAAGCGAATATAGACAGATTGGGCAAGATACTGAATGCTATAAATGCTATGTACACTGCTACAGCTAATTTTCCTACAGCGTTGGAAAAATTTATATCAGAAAATAAAGAAAAAATTAAGGATGGTGGCATGGATTTATTATCATCCGCACCATATGGAATTGGCATGATTCCAGCAGCATTATATAAGATAGGGTTGAAAGAATTGGTTAAATCTTTAGCTTCGGAGGACAATAAATAATGGCAAAAAAAGATAACAGCAAAACAAGCGTACCACCAATATACCCACTTCCGGCGTATAAATACTCCACTATACAGGATTTTATTGATATATGGCAAAAGGTTATTCCTACTGGGAAGAAAAAATATACTCCATCTGATTTATTGAAGGTAAAGAACGAAAAGGGGGTTTCTAATCTTGATATTATTTGGGGAACTTATGACAAAGAGGAACAAGCGAAATATAAAAGTGATTATGATTCCGGTACGCTGCCTTATGTAAAGCAAGGAACAACTTTGTTCTGCCCGAAAGATGATACGCCATTATCCCTTACAAAAGCCGCAAAAGAAGGCCAATTTGTGTCGCAAGGAAGTTTTAAGGCTTATTGGGGAGAAAACTATGAAAGCCTGATAAGTGATGAAGAATATTTGCCTGACACAAGCGTTACATCTTCTCTGAAAGGAACAGGGATAAACGCTAAGATAATTTCCATGAACGTAAGGGTATGGGTATATATCAAGGCTTTGGATAAGGTTATGGATTTGTCCCCTTATGTTTTGCAGGTAGTAACGACAAAATCGAAACAGACGGGAGAATTTACCGTTTTACTATCACCTTTTTATGCTAATGAAAGTTCTTTTGCTTTTGGAGAATCTATTGTAGAACAGTTTAATCTTGTTTCCAATGAGGGAGCGCAAGTCAAATCTTTTCAAGAAAAGTTTATCCAGAATAACGATATAGTCTTTATCCGGTTCGAACGTTTGAAAAAGGAAAAATCAACAGGAGATTTGGATTTAGGAAAGCAAGTGAACTTGGAGATTCCTGTTTCTAAAATAGCCAAAAACAATATTTGGGATATGATAGGATTTGTGGACACTTGCACATCTTCTTTTGAAGCACAGGGAAACGTAAAATCCATCACAATAGAAGGAAGGGATATAAGCAAACTCTTTATGGAGGACGGGTGCTATTTCATTCCTTTATTGAATGCTACTGATACCTTTTCTCATTGGTACGAAATGAGTGAGGATAGTATTTGGTTTAAAAGGAATGTCCTTACAGGAGCTTTTTCAAATCTTTTATGGTCATATGCAGAAAAGCCTATACGGGAGTGCCTATGGTTTATTGTAAATGTCATGTCAACAATAGGAATAGCCAAAAATAGTGTATTTGATTCCTGGCAAGACAAAAGAACAGAAGGATATGATATTGGAGCAAAAGAAAAACGTCCTGTTAATGGTGTTTGGCAGATAGTAAAAGTATTTGTGGAGGATATTCTCGAAAAAAGGGTTCTTATTGATTCTTCCATTGCCAATCCGAACGGTACGTTATTGGAGTATATGACGAGGGTATGTCAGTTTCCTTTGGTGGAATTTTACTTTGATACCTACGTTAATACGATAGATGTGGTTGTAAGACAACCTCCATTCAATAAGGATGCTATTTTGGGAGCTTATAAGAATGGGCAGTATGTGACGATTGCTTCCGACAATTTGCAAGGATATGATTTGTCTTATGATACAAGAAGCTATTCTTGGTATCAGCTAAGAGTAATGGATAATCATGCTGGGCAAAGGAATACGACAAGTCTTGCTTTTGTTCCTATTGTGTATTTGGATGATTATGCCGAAGTGTTTGGTAACAAGAAAATGTCCTTTACAGATCAGTATTTGAACTACAAGGAAACGGACGGAGTGAACAAGACGCAGACACTTGCTAACTTTCAAGAAGCTGCGTTAAATGATCTTATATACATTATAGAATCAACAGCTTATCTTCCTTTTACGAGAACAGGTACGATTACGATAAATGGGGATAGAAGAATAAAGGTCGGTACATTTGTTTACTTTGAACCGACAAATGAATTTTTTTATGTGTCCTCTGTGGTCAACAATGTTTCTTTCTTGGATGGGAATTTGCAAAGACAGACTATTATGCAAGTGGAAAGAGGTATGTACGTTCCTATTCTTTCCAATTCTTTCTCTTCTGTAAAGAATAGACAGGATAACGCAGGGGAAGAAAGTAAGGATGTAAAACCGGATTATTTCAAATTGGTTGATTTGACGGAAATGAAAAATGCAGCTAAAGTGGCTCAAAAAGACCAGATCGCTACGCTTGTTTCTCCAAAGGTGGATAGAAAACAATTTGAATATTTTCTTAATCGTAAGATGTTTAGTTGAGTATGGCGGGAGGAAAAGTAAGAAAATTGAATGCGTCACCCGAAGCGATTTCATTCGGGTTCATAGTTATTCCTAATGGAGTGGACAGGGATTTGTATGTGGAAACCTGTTTAAGGAGAGGTCGTGTTTCGGTCATGGGAAATGGGGGAGCTTTCTTTCGGGATATTTATATTACAAACGAAGTTTTGGCTAATATCGAGTTCCCGGAGAAAGAAAATGAACAAGGGTCGGCGGTAGTGATAGCAAGTAATCCGTATGACGGTATTCCTATTGTGATAGGGAGTTATCCGAGAAACGACCAATCTCCTATGTGGAAAGAGAATACGTTCCAGTTCCGAAAAACAGTAGGGAATGTGACCGCATCCTTATCTGTTGATCCGGCTAATAATGCAGTAATTGTTTCAATTAATTCTCCCGAAAAAGCATCCGTAAAGGTTCTTGCTACAGGTTCGGAAGAATCGGAAGTGAATGTTGAATCCACTGGAAGCGTGAATGTAACCGGAGGAACAAATGTTTCCGTAAAGGGATATACGCAGATAGAAGCAAAGGTTGTGAATCCAGAAAAACCGGAAGAAGAGGAAAGAAAAGTTTCTATGGATTTGGAAAAGGTTTATTTCCATTGGAAAACGGAGGAAATGGAGCAATCTTTACAAGTGGATAACACAGGTGTTGCTGTGAAGATTGGTGAAGATGTACAAAGCACAATAACTAAAGAACAATTAGATTTAAAGACAGGAGAATCCACTTTGAAAATGAATAATGATATTATTGAGTTCAATGGCGGAGGGTTGAAAGGTTTGGTTGAATTGGATAATCTTACAAGTAAATTGAATGGTTTTGTAAATACATTCAATTCCCATACCCACAATGTCCCGGCAGGCTCATTTCTTGTTGGAGCAACGGCTGGCGTGCCAAGTCCCGCTCCTGTTCCTGTTACATCTCCTATGCAGACGGCACAAAATTTCGTTGCTTCTGATTATGAGAATGAAAAGATAACACAAGGGTAGGAGATTGTGAGAAAAGTTTGTACTTTTGAAAAACGATTTAAATATTTTCAACCGTGGCAGTTTTGGATTCAGTAGTAAAAACAGCGAAATCGACACTTAAAAATTTGGGACGATCCATGATGTCGGCGCAGTTCCCGAATGATTTTGAAGTGTATATGTGTTCTTTGGAGTTGGCAGATTCCAAAGGAAACACAATTGATGTCTTTACTTTCCCTATCAGCCCGGAGAGTATAGATAAGAGTGAGCCGAAAAGAACAACGGTAGTCAATACGGCAGGAGGTGTAACCGTTCTCACTTCCCCTGTTTTCATGCCACAGACAATCACTATAAAAGGAAATTTCGGAAGAACATTCAAGATTCTTTTGACTGGCTCGGATAGTGTTTCTTTGACAGGTGCAGCTTTTAGTATATCGGCAGGAAAGCGTTATCTCTATCAGCTACAAGGGAAATCTACAAGCTCTCTTAAAATGCCTTCTTTCGATGCCGGCATTAAAACAGGATATGGCTGCATCAAGATATTGCAATCTATCATAGATAAAAGTAATGGTGTTGACGAGAATGGTTTCCCCATGAAACTTTTCTTCTATAACATGGCTCTTGGTGAGAGTTACCTTGTAACAATCCCCTCACGTGGCGTTAATTTCAGTCAGAGCGTGTCAAAGAACATGATATGGGAATATAATCTTGAAATGACCGTTATAGCTCCTTTAGAAGCAGTTTCGGGAGCGAAAGGTACAAAGACTTCTCTTTTAAAGAAGTGTGCTTCTAACGCAATACAAAAGGGTATAAATGAATTTGCAAGTTCAATCTCTAAAGGTTTGCTGGGCAATGGATGAAGCGTTTGAAAAATTTTACAACGTAACGGGATATGATATAAAGTCATATTTCCAGAAGTTCGTTGATTTCTGTACCAACGACTATCCTCTTATTGTGGACTATTATAGTAATGGTGGAGAGATGGACAAGGATTCTTTTTTGCGCCTTGTGGAACTTGTAAGGGAATCGGAAACGATTGAGCCTTTGTTTATTCTGCATGAAAATACTTTGGATGATATTTCCATGTGGGATATTCTGGACAATTTCACAGAAACACAGACAAAACTTTCCACTATCAAGAGTTCGGCAAGATGGCTTAGAAGTTCTTCTTTGGATAGAAACAACACTTTGCAGATGGAAAAGACACTTCGGACAGGGGAACGGTTTGAAGATGTATCCAGACAGCTTAACAGTGCCAACCCGGAGGATGATTGGATGGATATTACAATACCACAATATATAGAGGAAACAGATTATTCGTTCTCTGATGGTGGAGGAAAGTTTTATGTCAACTTAAAGAATGTTGGAAATAATTATCTTGATACGGTTGTAGATGTTCTTGTCGGAGATAACATTCTCGGTCGTGATATAGATGTGAATTTTATCTTCGAGAATGACGATTTGAAGATAGTAGTAGGTGACGAAGCAATTCATCAAGCCTTAGATACTATTCTTTCTTCCCAAAAGGGAGCGATACCGGAGTTTAAAGATTACGGAATTGCCAATGAGTTTATAGGAACAACAGTAAATGCAATCCAGTATCCTTCTATTTTCAAGGATATAATGAATATGTTTCAAAGGGATTCAAGATGGGATTCTGTGGAATTGATAGATGTAAAAAGAGAGGAAGATGCCGTGTTCCTTTCTTTGCAATGTAAGACGGTGACAAAGAAAGATTATTTAGTAAATATTCCTATATAATTGATATTCAGATGATTACAAAAACCAGTGCAACGATAACAAATCTAAAGAATCTTTTTATAGAGATGTTTTTAGATAAGACGGCCAAAGTAAGCAATGTGGCTGACGGTTCGGTTGTGAATGCTACAGCATTTGGAGTGGCGAAGGTTGCTCAAAAGGCGATGAAGGATATCGCCATAAAGGAAGCGCAGATATTCCCGGATACAGCCACAGGTGCTTATTTGGATAAGGCTGCTGCTTTGTATGGTGTAAGTCCTCGTAAGGGTGCTTTGGGTTCTTCGACATATATAAGGGTATCTGCTGATCCAGGTACGGCATATGACACTTCTGTTACTTTTGTAAACAAGAATGGTATTCGTTTTCAGGTTGATGAAGCGTTGACAGTTGGAGAAAGTGGTTACGGATATGTAAAGGTAAGAAGTATCAACGCAGGGTATTCCACAAACGTACCGCCTAATAGCATTACTAATGTTTCTCCGCAGCCACAAGGTCATATCGAATGTACGAATGAATATTATGCTATTGGAGGACGTGATAGTGAGGATGATGAAACGTTTAGAATCCGTATTAAGAACAATCTGAATATCCTTAGCAAGAATACAATAGAATACTGGACACAGACACTTAGCAACATAGACGATCGTGTCTTAAAAGTAATGAGTGCCGGTCTGGACGAAAAGGGCATATATAATCTCTATGTTGTTTCGCAGAACGGTATTTTCTTTACCGAAGAAGAACTTGATACACTTCTTGAAAGCGCACAAGGATATTTTGGTATTTCAGAACTGAATATTGAGGGAAAGGCAGTTGGTATAGGTATTAAGAATATTGATTGGTTCTATGTAGGTTCAGAAAGAGGATTGGATTTCCGTGTACAGCTTCAACCAGATTATGATGTTGCCACTGTTCGTCAGAACATACAAGTGAACCTTACAAAATACCTTGATTTCCGTTTTTGGACACCGGGTGATGTTGTTGAATGGGACGATTTGTTGGATATTGTGAAAAAGACAGAAGGTGTAAAATATGTGCCAGATGAATACTTTTTCCCGTATTACGATCAGCAAGTCCCGGCAAACCAGTTACCGCGTATCAGAGGATTTATTATGCGGGATCAGGATGGTAATATCTTGTATGATTCTGACAGTAATCTTTCACCTTTGTTCTATCCGGCGGAATCAGAAGATTTGTTTGTCGGTATTAATGACAGTTCTTTGAATCTTTATCAGACAGCATTTTTCAATGTAAAAGATTCAGATGGGAACCCGGTAGAAGGTGTAAATATTTCTATAGGGAACAATGCTGTTATAACAAATGACAATGGGCAAGCTATTATCCAACTTGCAAACGGACAGTATGAATATATTGTTTCCGCTTCGGGATATATCCCCGTAGAAGGAATGTTTGTAGTGTTGAACGGTAGTGTTTCCATTGATGTACAAATGGTTTTAGCTCCTTATACGGTCACTTTCCATGTGACGGACGAAAAGGGAGGGATTGTTCCTTATGCAAATGTAATGATGGATAATAGAACAACCACTACCAATTTGCAAGGTGTGGCTTCTTTGTCCGCAAGGAACGGGAACTATCCTTACACTATTGAAAAGTTGGGATATGATGAGTATTCCGGCAGTGTAGTTGTAGATGGTAGAGATAAAGAAGTATATCCTGAATTGGAATTTAAGGTATGGACGATTACTGTCATTGTAAAGGATAAGGAAAATCAGCTTATACCGAATGCCATTGTAAAGGTGAACAATGGAGAATATCTTACGAACCAGCATGGAGAGGCGGAAATACCACTTGTAAATGGTGAATATCCTGTAACAATCGAAAAGACAGGGCATGATACTTTACAGGGGGAAATTAAGGTCAACAACCAGAATGCGGACGTTACCTTTGAGATGGATTTCTTTTTATACAATGTGGAATTTAATATTTCGCAGGTAAATCAGGGGAATCCGGCAGAAGGAGCTACAATCAAAATAGAAGGACAGCCGGGAGTATTGAATGTAAACGGTTCTGGACAAGCTACTATAAAATTAAAGAGTGGAAATTACAGCTACACCGTGCAGAAAAAGGGATATGATGATTTGACCGGATCGTTCAACGTAGAAGGACAGGATACATTTATTCAAAGAACCCTTGTATTGAAACATTATAATGTGGTTATCACTGTTCTTGACAGTGATAACAGTAGTCCGGTACAAGGAGCAGCAGTAAATATCAATGGTTCTCCTTATCCTACAAATGAAAGAGGGCAAGCTGTTGTAAGCCTTCAAAACGGGACATATCCTTATACCGTAACAAAGTCGGGATATTATGACGGCAGTTCTTCGGTTACTGTTCTTGACAGTGATAACAGTAGTGTAATAAGTTTAAAGGCAAGACTTTACAATGTCATAATGACGGTAAAAAATCCATCGAAAGAACCTATTAAGGGGGCTACAGTGGAGATAAATGCAACGTCTTATCAGACACAGGATAATGGTGAGGTGTCCTTGCAGTTAAAAAATGGTACATATCCGTTTACGGTGGTTGCCAATGGTATGGACGATTATTTAGGCGAGCTGGAAGTTGTAAGTGCAGATATTCCGTCTTTTCCTGTAAATATGGAGTACAAGGAATACGATATTGTATTTACTGTACAGACAGATGAAGGTGTTGCAATTGAAAACGCTAATATTCATATCAACGAAAAGGACTATCAGACTTCGCAGGGTGGTTTGGTAATGGTTCGTCTTTCTGACGGTCAGTATCCTTATACGGTAACGAAGGAAGGTTATGTTCAGACACAAGGTAATGTGGAAGTTTCCGGTAGCAACAAGAACGTATTAGCTCAACTTACCCCTATATCATATAATATTACGTTTGTAGTAAAAGATAACATGGTTTCGCCCAATCTTTTGCAAGGAGTGTCTATTGATATAGAAAATGAGGACAAGACAGTTACCACAAATGCGTCAGGAGAAGCGATAATCAGTCTAAAAGCTGGTAAATATACCGCTTCATTCATGAAGAACAGCTATAAGACTGAAACTCTTTCATTTGAAGTAACTGGAGAGGCTACGTTTACGCAGATATTGAAGAAGATATGGAGTCTTACCTTTAAAGTGACCGCCGCAGGAAAATCAGGCTTAAAAGATGTGACTGTCAATGTAAGTGGAGCGGCCATATTAAGTGGAAATACTGTAAGTCTTAAAACAAAAGATGATGGAACAACTGATCCTGTGCAGGTAATAAACGGTGCTTATGATTGGGATGCGTCACTCACAGGATATTCGCCGGAAGAAGGAGTGGGAAGTATTCAAGATGCCGATCAGGAGAAAGTGATAGAATTGACTTATGGGTTTGAAACTACATTTACAACTTCACCAGCCACACAAGGCGTTGAAATTACTATTGATGGTAATGATACAATTACAACGGGGCAAGACGGTATAGCAACAATAAATCTTTCCACAGGAACGCATACTTACGCTTATTCAAAAACAGGTTTTTTAAACGGGACAGGAAATGTGCAAATCGAAGAAGCTGAAAAAAGTGTACAGATAACACTTGTTCCTGGAGCGACAGTTACATTCCATACAAAGGTAGGAAATTCTGCTTTGGCGGATGTAAAGATAATTGTAGGACAAAGTAGCGCAAGGGCACTTCCTGAAACCATTATAACAAACAGTCAGGGTATCGCGGCAATTGATCTTCCTACAGGGGATTATCAATATCAGATTCCTACTACAAGTACGGATAATCCTAATCTGGTGGAAGTGCCAAGTGGAACATTTAGTGTGGCAACTACCGCAAGCGCCATTGAATTGGATTTGGCTGATTATGTAAAATACAATGTTACTTTCCAGACTGTTCCATCCACACAAGATGTAGCTATAAGTTTTGCCAAGGCAGAATCTCCAGACACACCTGTTGCAAGTGGAGCTACTGCTTCTAACGGCATTCTTACTTTGACTTACAAGAACGGACAGTATATCTATACAGCAAAGAAATCCAGTTATAAAGATGTAACAGGTGAATTTACAATTGCTGGTGGAGATCAGAACATAACGGTTGAGATGCTTCAAATTTCAACGGTTACATTTACTGTAAAAAGTCAAAATGATAGTTCTCCTATTGAGAATGCCGTTATCGAAATGACAGATCGAAGCGATTCATCTAACAAATACAAAGGGACGACTAACTCGTCTGGTGTAGCTACTATGACGTTTGATGGTGGAGAGTTTGAGTGGTCACAAGACAGCGATGCGGATTTTTCCAGTTGTCCTGTTTTTCAAGAAGATGAGAAATATCTTGTTCCAGCGGACGGCGTAACAACAGATCAATTAAAAACCTATTTCCCCAATGGTGTAATTGTTTCTCCATTGACAATTGTTCAGGATAAGGATAATAGTGGTATTACGGAAAGTCTTACCAGAATTTACAACTCAAATAGGATAGATGGCTGGGAAGGAAGTTGGGATGGAACGAAAAAGAATCTTACTTTAACGAGTGTAATCAAGACATCGACAGCTTCTACAGAGACTTATATTTTGTTTAATGTGGATGCCGGACTTATAGGGTTTTCGAATGGTCTTTTCCAAATTGGCGCAGAAAAGACAGTGGATTATCACAAGGCTTTGGATTTTGGTTTTAAGGTAAGTGGCGTTTCGTCCAATCTGAAGATAGTTATAACTTATGGCTCGCAAAACGCTCCCTTAACGGTGGAGATGGAAAATGATGTAATTCAAAGATTCCAGCTTTCTGATCTTTTGTTGGATACAAAAACAATAGGTAATTCTACCATTTGGTCAGTGCATGTGCAATCTTTTGACGGAGGTACATTATCCGCAGATGATTTGAAAAATCTGAATATTACATTCTCTTTCTACGGAAAGAAGGTAAAAAGTTCGGATATTCCAGTTAACAAGGTTCTTTATGGAAACTATGATTATACCGTTACCCCACCTTCTCCTTTGGAAGCACAATCAGGCACGTTGAATGTAAATGCACCTGCCATCAACAAAGAAATTTTGATTGCAAATAATGTAAATGTAACATTTAAGGTAACTTCAAAACAGCCTTCACTTATTCGTCCTCAAATAGGTGATTTTGTATATGGTGATAAAACATGGTCAACTGAATTGGACAGTACTAAAACTTGTGTCGGTGTCATTACTGATGTAAGAAGCAAGGATTTTGATTTCATAGGTTTGGAAAATCTGACTTCTGCTTTTTGGACGAATGCATTAGGCATTATTTCTAATGTAGTTACTGAAACAAACACTTCTTTAGCTCTTTGTGATTTTGCAGGTAAGACAAATTCTCAAAGCATCATATTAGCGAAACCAACGGAAAGCACGGCGGCACATCAGTGCGCAGCTTATTCTACAGAAGGATTTGGAGCGGGTTCTTGGTTCTTGCCTTCTTGTGGACAGTGGGGTGTAGCTCAATTAAACAGGGTTAAGATCGAAGCTTCAATAAATACGACAATCGGTTCAGATCCATTGGGTAGTGTTTCATATTGGACTTCAACGCAATACAATTCAAATGATGCTTGGATTTTTGGTTGGGCTAATGGTACAAAAAGAGGAACGACCAAAAGCACTTCACGGTTGACTCGTCCTTTCTGCACCTATGAATACAATCCTGTTCCAAATGGTATATATATTTATGATAAGGATAACAATCGTTACACAAAAGAAGAATGGGCATCATCTGGTAAAGGAACGTCTGATGTATGTGGTATAGGCATTTCAACTGATACTAATTCGTTTATGGTATCGACGAATAAAAGTGGTGTAGACTATGCTTTTGGAGGTCAAGGTACTTTGATCTCCAATGTACCAATGTTAAGTACTGGCGTATCATCCTCAAACTTATATAAAGCAACGCATGGTTTCATTTATACCGACACGATAATATCTCAATTGAGAACTGGCAATGCACCTGCGGCAGAATACGCCAAGACATATATGTTTGGGAATGGACAGAATGGCTATTTACCTTCATTTGGTGAGGTAAATATTTTGTATTCTTACAAAACACAGGTGGAAGAGATTTTGAGTACATTGGGTCTTTCTTTATGGGGGAGCGAATCCATTCAAACATGTACCCAGTATGGAGATTTAAATAACGCAACTCTTTATTGGCTAAATGGAAATTCTCCTCAACCAGGTAAAAGTAACAGTTTTAAAGTTTTGCCTTTTACCCTTCTTCCTTTATCTAACATAGCAATTCCTATTCAGAACGCTCTTGTAAAAATGACATCTGCATCAAACAATTATCAGCAGAACGCAAACAACAATGGAGAAGCTGTTATTTCCGCTGCATTAGGTGTTGATTATGATTATGAGGTCAGTGCTGATGGTTATGTAACGCAGAACGGGAAAGTCGGTGTATTAAATGAAGCGAAAACAATTGAGGTTACTTTGCAGCCTGTAAGCGAGCTTTCTATAGTTGTTCACAGGAACACATTAGACGGGGCAACTGACATTTCCGGCGTACAGGTTGTTGTAACTGAAAATAAGGAAGGAGAATTGCAGGTGGCTTCTGGTACAACTTCACAAAACGGGACAGTCGTTTTATTTGTACCAGACGGAAGCTATAAAGTAACTTTTTCTAAAGATGGATTTGAAAGCAAGGAAGAAACGGTTGAAGTAAACGGGAAAACTGCGCTTAACACCTTCCTTCTACAAATATACAGTGCCATTAATGTTCAGGTAAGGAGAGTTGGACAAATGCAAGGTATGTCAAGTCAAATCCAACTAAAGGACAGTACGGGACTGGAGGTGATTCAGACTAAAAATATAACCACTACCGTAACGTTCACCAACGTTCCTTATGGACAGTACATTTTATATGTTCCAGAAGGGGATTTTTCAAAAGAGACTTCACAAAGTGTTACTGTGAACAGTGAAGGAATGCAGGTGCAAGTAAACCTTACCCCACTGTACATGGTGCAAGTAAAAGTAAATCCTACTGGCGGTAATGTGGAATTTACAGATTCGGAAGGACAGAAGCATGTAGGTTTGGCAGGCCCAGCAACATATACGGCACGGTTTGACAGAATCCCCGCAGGAAATTATCAGGTTAAAATTACATCTTCCGGTTTCAGTGATTTTTCAACGACAGGAAGTATAGAAAATGTTTGGCAGGAAAGTGTGAATCTGGAATACACCCTAACTAAACCGAACAAGTTGGTGCAGATAACAAGTAACCAATCCTCTTACCAATTAGATACATCATACAAATACGTTTCCCTTTTGATAGTTGGGAGGGGAGGCAAAAAATTTGAGCATTGGAATTCTTGGAATGAATTTGCATTGATGGGTGGAACAACTGGACAAATTGTATATATTCCTAATATATTGATGTCGGATATTTCAAATGGTCAAATAAATAAAATTACATTTAGTAGTGTTCCAAATGCAGGAGCTTGGGTAGAAGGCACGGAGTATTCCATAAGATTAGGAATAACAACTTATGAATATAAAGCCTATAATGGAAACAGTAGTGCTTACAATGACGCTGATTATCTCATGCCACAAAGAAGTAGATTGGGCAATTATTCTGTATATAACGCAAAAAGTTCCGGTGGTTTTACTGCCCACATGAGGGGTACATTCTATTGTAGTGGAAGTTATGGAAGTCAAAACGCAAAAGAAGAAACTTATTCTTCTACAGGACCAAGAATACAACCGTCAGGTGCTCCAGGTGGAGATGGTAAATATGGATATAAAAGTTCTTATGAAAATACTGTTTTTGGAGACATAACTGAACCTATTCAATCCTCAGTTGTTATCCCTGTCCAGTCTATTTTTGGAGGTACAAGTAAAGGTGAAGTGGGATATCTGAACACTCTATCTGGACAAAGAACTGGTGCGTCTTCATATGGAGGTGCGGGCTATGGCGGCTCTTATTTTACTTCTCCAGACGGAGGTAAAACAAGAATTGCTGGGTATGGCTCTGGACAAGAATGTTCTCCGGCAGATGATGATGCGGGAAATATTACGAAACCAGGAGAGGGTATATTTTGTATATACTACCACAACGAACCTATTTGATAAACTAAAAGGAGAGTTTAATTGCTCTCCTTTTTTTGCTTTGATTATAAAAGAGGTACAAACTTACCGTGTTTGTTCGGAAAAGATTATCTTTGTGACAAGTAATTACTTAGATAAATCAAATTTAAAAATTTTCATTGCAATGGATATAATCAAAAGAACAGTAACAGCTAATTCCAATAAGCTGATAACTACTAATGGTGAAGCTGCACCTTCTTTAATCAGTAGTGCATGGAACTTATCTGATATTAACGAAGATATTGTTCTGACCGATCAAAACGGACAAGAAGTTCCGTTTATAATCGTCCCTCTTTCAAAAGGAACAATTAAAGTAATCTTGACAGGTGGAATGGAATACACCATTTCAGAAGCGGAAGTGAGTGCAAATTTGGGGTCACCTCTTATGTACATGGTTCAGAAGATTTTGAAAGAAGGGACAACGGCAACCAATCTTAGTATAGGTTTTTAAGGAAAGGAATTGACAATGAATTTAATAGGAAATATTAATGCAATTCCTTTTAGGAGATTTAGGGGAGGGGGTGGAGCCACCCCACCTTTCCCATCTATTCCTGGTATGATTGCAAGATATTCAGCATTAGGTCTTACCAATGAGCAGATGGCTACCAATCCTGTATGGGTTAATAAGACAGGTAATGGTCATGATCTACAGTTGAAAAACTTCGCTTGGGGTGGAATGAGTGGAGTTGGTGGGTATGAAATGAATTTCAATTTATGGACAAACAATGTTCCAAGCATTCCAGATATTTCTATGTCTACGACGACTACTTCAGTTAGTGTAAGTGTTGGAAATTCTACTTATAATAACAATCTTATTTATATTCATATGAATAATTGGGATATAAATAAGAATCACTGGTTAAAGGTCACATCTACTTATGAAGATGGAGATCTCGTCTTTAAATTTTATAATGATAATAATAGTAAAAATATTGAATTGCCAGCTAACGGCTATGTAAACATACCTGCATATCCTGAATTTAAAGGCAATTATATGTATATCTCAACTACATCTAATAAGCAAGGTTCATTTACCATCGAACAACTACCTCTCTACCCCGGCGCACTTGTCTTTGACGGAGTAGACGATTACGGTACCTGTGATAACTTCCCTATTCTGACTAAGGAAAAAGGTTATACTGTTGTGGTGTTGAGACAGTGGGATCAAGATTTCTTGAATACAACTTTGACAGGAGGACTGTTGTCAACTAGGAATTATTCCACGGGAGAAGGTGTAGCATTTGAAAAGATAGAATCCTCAAATAAGGGTTATTGGAATTTAGGTGCTGGAGGTATCATAGATTTTGCAAAATCACCATTTACATGGCAAACATCAAAACAATATAATAATGTTGGTATTTTAAAAGGTGACAAAAATCATGGAAAACCATTATGTGTAGGAAGTGGATTGTCTGGAGGCCAACAGTGTGGTAGATTTGCTATCTGGGAACTTGTATTTCTCGATCACGATGCCACCGAAGAAGAACTGACCAAGATCAAAGACTACTTCGTTAAAACCTATCCCTGGCTCTTTCCCGACCAGGCATGGACAGTGGTAGGCAAAACCAACGAGGACGAAGATCGTGCTACTATTGCCAACATTACGGGCAATGGTAATGATCTTGTCTGTCTAAATTTGGGTTTTATTGAAGGGAGTGGCTACAATGAAGAAGGGGAATATGCTGGCTATCTGGTTACTGATGGGGTGGATGATAAGATAATCTCGTCTATATTTAAAATGGGTAATGATTGGACTGTAATAGGAGATTGGGAGCTTATAAATACAGGGAAAAATGACAATGCTGGTATTGTAAAATTTGATAGTATAGTCATTTATAATTATAATTCAGTGCTCATTAATATAAAAAATGGTAGAAATATTTTGATTCCCGATCAAAATACCGTTAATGCAATTTGTTCTGATGGCAGGATTTATTCAAAAGACTGGAAAGAATCTATTTATAATGAAGAAACGGAATCTACCAGTAAAAATTTCTTAACTATAGGATATTCAGGTAACGCATATACTAAAATTGCTTTCAAAAACTTAGCGATTTATCCTACAGTCCTCTCCAGGGAAGATTGTATCAAAGCATATAACTATTTACAAACTTTAAAAGCAAAATAATATGAAATTGGTAGAAAGACATATTGTTAAAGATAACCGATTTGAAGATATTTGCTTCAAATCAGGATTGCTATATAATTATGTTCTTTATTTGGTAAGACAGGGAATCTTCAATAAAGAATATCTGAAAGAATATGATCTTTCTACCAAACTTGGAAAGGAGAACCAGTTTGATTTTAGAAATCTTCCTACTGCAATTTCTCAACAAGTAATTTCACAGGTATTTTCAAATATAAAAGTATGGATAAAATCGAAAAAGGATTTTGAAAAGAATCCATCTAAGCTCCGCTCGAAACCGAAATTACCTAAATACAAGAAAGGAAAGAAACAGAATATGGTAGTCTTTACAACTTCTGCTTGTAGGGTTAAGAAAGATAATCGTATTTACTTCGTTAAAAATATCATTCAACCAATTAAAACTAAAATAGGAAACAATAAACTATGTCAAGTTAGAATTATACCACAAGCTACTTGTTATGTAGTAGAAGTGATTTACGAAAAGAGAGAACAGGATTTGAATTTGAATAAAGACAATGTTCTTTCGATTGATTTGGGGTTGAATAATTTATGTTCATGTATTAACAATGCAGGAAAACAACCTTTCATTGTAAACGGATATATTATCAAATCTTTTAATCAATGGTACAATAAGAGAAAAACTAAATTAATGTCTTTTGCAGGAGATAAAGGAACTTCAAAAAGGCTTAGACAGCTTAACAATTATAGGAATTTTTGGATAGAGGATCATATTCATAAGGTTAGTAGATTTATTATAAACTATTGTGTTGACAATAATATCGGTAGTCTTGTGGTAGGGCTGAACAAAGGATGGAAACAGGAAATTAATCTTGGAAAGAAAACAAATCAGAAGTTTGTAGAAATTCCTTTTTCAAGGCTTATAGACAAAATTTCCTATAAATGTAAATTAGTTGGAATTAGTTTTTATCTTAGCGAAGAATCCTATACATCAAAAGTTGATCATTTGGCTTTTGAAGAATTAGGGAAACATGATGCTTACTTAGGTAAAAGAAAGAAACGTGGATTGTTTCAAAGCTCTGTAAATAAACTGATTAATGCAGATATAAACGGAGCTATTGGAATTGGAAGAAAAGTATTCGGTGATTCTTACGTAAGTAGGACAATCGATAGTGGGTTAGCGTTTAACCCTATTAGGGTAAACATTTTATAATGTGAATTTGATAAATAAAATTTAAAATTTTTAATAACGTGAAATACGCAATAGTAGATTTATTATGGGCAAAATCACATGGTATTGAAATACTGCCCGAAATGAGAACAAGCACGGATCAAAGCAAGGTGATCCTTCATGAAGAAATGTTAGTACCTTTCGAAGATGAATCATTTCCAAGATATTCATTTAGTGATCCAACTTTTATTGAATTGTTAAATAGTGAAGAATGGACTATTGCAGAAGAAGAACCTGTAATTAATAGAGACTTTAGTCGTATCTTAGCTTTGAATATCCTTGGTGAAGAGATTGCTAAAGAAATCAATACATATGATCTTACTCCCGGTGAAGCATTACAAGTTAAAGATCATTATCCAGAATGGGTTGCAGGTATCACTGTTAAAGTAGGAGAAAGATATTTATCTGATAATGTTCTTTGGGAATGTATAAAAGAACATACTACTCAAGATAATTGGAAACCTTCTATGGCTACTGCAAGTTTGTGGAAAGTAGTGGATGAAGAACATGCAGGTACTATAGATGATCCTATTATTTACATTCCACCTATGGAAATATTCAAAGACAAATACTATATCCAAAATGGTGTAAAATATAAATGTACAAGAAATAGCGAACAACCTCTTACACATGATTTATCAGCCCTTGTTGGATTGTATGTTGAGAAAGTTTAATTATCAATAAGTTAAGGATGTCACAGGAAATTTACAATAAAACCGTGTTCAAACGGTTCTTTGAAGAAAATGATCCTGCTGTAATGGAATGGGCGGAGAATGTACTTGAAAAGGTATCTTCTCCCGGTATTCTTCCTACTTTTATAAAGAAGGACGGAGAGGATTTTAAGGCGTATTGGGAAACAGTCTGTCATATCTTTGCGCTTGTTGTCTTGTATGCAAAGCAATATAACGAGATTGATACGAACAAGATTCTGTTTGAACTTTTTATTGAAAACAGAGGACTTGTGACAGATGAAGTGGACACACTCGAACAGATGAAATATCTGTTCAACAATTATGTGAAGGAATATAGAAAAAGAGGAACACTTGATATTGTAAACAAGGAAGGCGCGATACTTGGGGAGCTTCTCCGTCTTATTAGATATAAGACGGAGGATGAGTTTATATTTGCCCTTTTGATGTCTCGTGATACTGGATGGGCAATGGGACATAGCTCTCCTACATGGAACAGGACAGACACGGTTCTGAATGTTACAAAAGGGTATGAGACAACGGAAAGCGTAAAAGATTTGAATGCCTATCCACTTGTGAACCCTACAGGTGTTGTTATTGTGGATGATATAGACAACGATGGTAACCCTATACAGGCAATGACTTTCGTTGGAAATGTTTTGGTGGGCATTTCTTCTGAAATTGACAAAACGAAGCTCCTTCCTATTTCCGAGAATCTTACTTATCAGATTTCTTTCAAAGCAAAGGTTTCTTCGATAAGTAACCAAAATTTGAAATTCGGTGTGGAAGTGTTTGACGAAGCTATCCAACCTATGGTATGCAAAGAATCTTACGGAAGTGTGGAGAGCAATAATTTTGTTTCAGACAGCAAAGGAATCCTGGAGCTTCCTGTAGCCGGAGTGTATTATGAATGTCGTGCAATTCTTTCAAGAAAGAACAGGGCGTATGAAAAGCAGTTGGAGCTTAACTTCCCGAAAGGGAGGGGTCTCCAAATGAAGGGTGGAATGAAATTCTTGTCATTAAACCTTACACAAGACAGGTCAGTAGCATCACTTACGTCCGTATTTATTTATGATATAAAGATAAAACCGCTTTTTCTTCCGTTCTATCAAGGGAATTTAGGTGAAAAGGATGTAATAGCAGCTTATTATCTTAATAATTCCCTTGCAAGTGAGAACGGGGTAAAGAACTTTACGGAAGATTATCTTGTTGCCTATAAAAACATAATGGGCAGTGAAGATATCCGTCCTTTGAAAGAAAAGAATGTTATTTTCAAAGTATTGTCCGATAGAGGTTCTTATATAGAGGGTGCTTCTATTTCCATTTTAAATAAGGTCCTTGTAACAAACAGAAACGGGGAAGCATCTATTGTGCTTTATCCGGGTGATTATTCTATTGATGTGGAGAAGTCTTTGTTCATGAATATAGAAGATAGATTGTTTCAGGTATTGGAAGACGATGAAGAAACGCAGGTGGAATATGTTCAAATGCAAGGAGATGTGTATGAAAGGAAAGTCACGTTCGTTGTAAGGGGCGAAAATGAAAGACTTATACAAAATGCCCTTGTTACTTTTAATGGTGAATTTAAATATACGGATTCTTCCGGTAACGCTATATTCATGGCTTTTCCAGGACTGTATCCCTACACTGTAAGCAAGACAGATTATTACACTGTAAGCAAGAATATCAATGTACAGGATGACCAATCCGAACCCGTAACACTTGTGCTGATACCGAGATATACGGTTACATTTACGGTGACAAATTCATCAACAGGAGCGGTGGAAGGAGCGAATGTAACGCTTACTGCAAAAGGGAAACTGGCGGCAGAAGATTCCATTGCTTATTCAGAAAGTAGAATAACAGGTACAGATGGGAGAGCCGTTTTCACAAATATACTTGGGGGTGATTGCACTTATCTTGTTGAAAAGCAAAATTGGATTCCCGTAAATGGAGATATAACTGTTGACAGCGATAAGGATATACAGGTGAATTTCAATCCTATGCCTACTTTTAACATGACGTTTACTGTAAATGACTACAACACTTTTACAGGGGAGAAAAAGCCTTTAAATGGGGCTACTGTGAAATTTGCCGGTTTGACAAAGCAGACTTCTAACAATGGACAGGCTGTTTTTGAAGGAGTGTTGGGTGGAAAATATTCTTATGATGTATTTTACGACAATAATCACCAACGGGTATATGTGGAAAACTATGAGTTTTACAATAATTCAAACCTTACGATAGACTTGAAACAACTTACCCACAAGACTACTATAAAAGTTTTTGGTGCTGGAGGAACGGTTGTTGAAGGTGCTAAAGTAAATGTGAACGGTAAAGATTTCACACAAAAAGATTCTTCCGGTATTGTATTGGAACTTCCTAATGGAGTATATACCGCTATTGCTTCTTATGAGGAATACGAGGACAGGGAACAGCAGTTTACTGTGAACGGAGCTGCACAGGTGGTGAGCATTTATATGGATCAAACCTTGTATGACCTTACATTTGTTGTAACAGAGGATAACGGTATCATTTCCAATGGTACAAGAATAACACTTAATCAAGGGGGAGCGGGAGAACAGACAGGTCTGACGAATAACGGGCAAATCAAATTCTCCGTTCCGAGAATGCGTTATGATTGGGTGGCTTCGAAGCAATATTTCAGTGATCAGACGGGCGTTGTGCAACCAAATGACCTTCCAAAAACAGTGAATGTTGCGATGCCAAGAAAAGAAACGAGAGTGCAGTTCTATGTTTATAATTCCGATACAGGACTTCCAGTTTCAGGAGCTTCTGTAAAACCCGAAGGACTTAGCACGCAGAATACAGGGTCGGACGGTACAACGACCTTTACGATGCAGATGGGAAAGACTTACAAATATGAGGTTTCCGTTTATGACTATCAGCCAACGGAAGGTTCTGTCACAGTCAATCAGGAAACAATGCCACAACAAAGGGTGGGTGTTTCCAATAAGACTTACAGTGCCCATATTACAGTGAAATCCCGAAATGGATATAACATTAATCGGGCTTACGTGACTTATGGAGGAAAGAGCGGGTACACCAACTCACAAGGACAGCTTACACTTACCGGAATACAATCAGGGTCGTATAATGCCACTTGTACGGCAGACAATTATCAATCCCAAACGAAAAACAATATTGCAATATCGGGAGCTGACACGTATATAGATTTCACTCTTGACTATGAGCTTACGACAACTTATATTTATCTTAGAAAGGAAAATGTATTGCAGCCTTATGCTTCCGTGAATATAAGAACTACTGCGCCTGACGGATCGTCTTATTACAGTGGCACAGATCAGACAAATGGAAGTGGCAGGATAACGGTTTCTTCTCCTTCTGGAGGTTATGTGTATGCTTCCGCTACGGATTCGGAATGTGTAGGGACAGGAGATGAAGCAACGGACGCAGGAGGAAGTAGCATTTATCTTTATCTTTGGAAAGCTCTTATCGTTTCTTATAATGGGTCGCCACAGACACCTTCTGTGTCAAGTGGTGTTTATGAGATAATAGGAAGCGAAGTAAGAGTGCAGGGAGGAAGCAGGAACACAAGCAACCCTTCTACTGTGTATGCCAATTTCAGAAATCACACAAGAGCTACAGCCATTAAACAGTGGCCCGTGTCATTTTCCATACAAGGAAGTACCGGAACTTATAATATAGACGCAGCCGGAGGTAATCATTCTGCCTTTAGAGGATGCACAAGTCTTTCATCGATTGCAACAAACACAATTCCTTCTATTTCAGGGGGTGTTATCTGTTGGTTTAGAGATTGCACAAGTCTTAGGTCTATTCCTTCCGGGTTGTTTACTAAAATGACAGGCAATTCTGCTGCCGGCGCATTTTGGGGTAGTGGCGTGACAAGCCTTCCGAGTGGACAACTTGTTCCTACTTCATGCATTTATCATTCTTCTATGTTCAAAAGTTGCAAAAATTTGACTTCATGTGTTGGTAATGGTACTTTTGGAAAGGGAGGTGGTACAGAAGATTTCCATGCTGTATTTTATGAATGCACAGCTTTGAAAAATACAGGAGGTCAATCAGCTACAACTTCTCCATTTAGCAATTCAACGAATGCACAGTATATGCAATATACATTTCAAGGTTGCACAGCCATAACCGAACTTCCAGTATTGTGGTTCAGATATTGTACAAACATTGTTTCTTTTGTTGGTTGCTTTGTCGGTTGTACAAGTCTTGTTGACGGTTGGTCTACTGCTATGTTCTCTTACTCTTCGAAGGCAACAAACATGCAGTCATTGTTTGAGAATTGTACTTATTTGTCTATTCCTTATGGGCAGGGACTTCCGTCAAGTGTAACGAATGCTTCAAGAATGTTTGCTAATTGCAAGAACTTGTCTGACATATCTTCTTTTGATATGAAGAATGGAAAGTTGCAGAATGCAGAAAGTATGTTTGAGAACACGGGCGTGAAACAAATTCCCGCTAAGTTCTTCAATGACCTTACAACACTCACTAACCTTAGGAGATGCTTTGCAGGATGCACGTCACTCACTTCTTTTGGCAGAACAGGAAACTATGTAGGGCAACCGGGAACATCTGCACGTCCTGTGAATGTGGATATAGGAAATCAGTTTAACAACACCAATTTTGAAAATATTGACAATAGTTTGAATTGTACCGAAATGTTTTCAGGCTGTTCAAATCTTTCTTTAGGAACAGAACAGACTTATGCAGTTTCTTATACATCTTTTTATGATCGTTCTGTTGCAGGGGTAGGGAAAGTTAATATGGACAGAATGTTTTATGGTTGTTCTAAACTTGGAACCGTCCCTGTTATTCAAATCCTTACAGGATCATCTAATTATGTAAAGATAACGGAGTCTGGAAACAATAACGTAACAAGTCATAGCCAGACTTTTACAGGCACAAATTGCGAGGGTGTTCCGAGTGGATGGAAATAAGTCAAAAATAATTAAAATATTGAGTATGAGCAAGTTAAATGTTAGTAGAAATGTTTTTTTAGAGAAAGAAGAACTTTCAAATATGATTTCTTTCTTTGCTACAGCACCGCTTATGAAGGCGGTGCTACAGGCATCTTATTCTTTTGGGATGATTACGAATGACCCATCTAAGATCAATCCTAATACAGTTAACAAACCAGTAGAAGATGAAAATCTTGTAGAACCTTTTAAAGTGGAAACAGGAACAAACTCTGGCACTATTAAGGTACTTCCTGGGATGGCTCTTACCAGTGCCGGGAACTTTATAGATATCAATGTAGAAGATAATATTCTTGTACCGAACGACAGCAATTTCTATTGGGTGAAGATTGCTTACAAAACAAGAAATTACGAAAAGGGATATGTAAGCGTAAACTCACAAGGTATCGTTTCTGGTTCTGTGGATTTTACAGGTAAGGTAAGAGGTCAATCTTCATCAACCCCCGTCTCTATCCGGTTTGAAAAACAAGACGGTTCTGTTCCTTTGAATAATGGCGTTTATCAGATTGTGAATATAATAGACAATCAGAATTTACTTCTTACGTCCGCTACTACATTCACTCCTGAATCCAATTTAAGAGCTATTGTGCTTGGGACACTTCCTTTGGGAGGTGTATTGACTTCCGAGCAGCGAAACGGTTTATACACTTATGATGATTATGTCATTTCTTTAGTACCGGAAGTTAGCATAAGCACTCCGCCGGAAAAAGAACCGGACGAGTATTATATCGCTCGTGTACAAAATTCTGGCGGCACGGTATCTGTTTACAATGAAGTGAAAAGCGAATATTGGTCGCTTGGGAATATATTCATGTCAACTTCTAAAAGTTAAGGCTTATGTTACGGTTTTATTATACGGTCAGTTCGGGATATAACAGTCCGCAGACAAAAGTTTCAGATTCGTTGGGAGGGTACAAATCTTCTACACCTGTGCCTAATGATGTTTTTGGCAATTTATTTGATGAAATAAGCCTTAATTTGGCTTCAAATCCTCGTAGCCAATATGTTGCTCTTGTTTTGAAAAATGAGGGCACAGAAACGCTTAAAAACGTTGAATTATGGTTTTCTTCTGTAACGGATAACCCCTACGGAACAATCACAGTAGGAGCTATAGGGATGGGAAAGGATGAAGAAGAAAATCCGGTTACTTCGCGCACATCTTCCATAAACGAAAAGCCTTATTGGATTCAGTTCCATGAAGCAAAAGAGGAAGAACCGGTATCGCTTGGCGATATGGAAGCAGGAAAAGAAATCTGTTTGTGGTTTTGTCGGTCGCTTGATAAGGAAATTATAAAAAGTGACTATGATCTTGTGGCAGAGAGAGATATGAACACGCAGAACCGCTATAAAAAGGTGGAAAAGCAGACAGAGGAAATTTTTAACATTAATTTGATTTGGGAATAAATACAATAATTGTATTTTTGTCGGTGTAAGGGGAGAGAAATTTCCCCTTCTTTTAACTTCAAAAATATTAAGTTTTTGTATGCAATAATTGCAATTTCGATATGACAAGAAAAGAGGAATTTAAACTGATTTACAGTTATTTACAAGGAAAACTGTCAAGTAACCCAGCTTACGAGTTCCGTCCAAAAAGAAAGGACAGGGAGAAACTGGATGAGTTTTTATCCAACGATAAAGTAGGGAATCTTTGGGAATATCTTACGTTTCAGTTCAACCGGCAGATGTTTGTTCTCAAACTATCCAATCTTCCTGTAGTTCCTCTTATGAATGTCATAGGGAAAACAGCCATAGATAGATGGAGAAAAAGAACAAAAAGGGACATATACTTCACCTCTAAATTTGTGATGGAAAATGAACTTTTTAATCCTATAGAAAGTGAAGAAGGTATTTCAGAAAGTTATCTGGACGAGCAAAGGAAACTCTATTTTGATTCTCCTGAAGGGTATATCCTATGCGATAGCTTCGATGGCTATTTGCTTGATGAAGAAAAATGCAAAGGTTGCAGATATATACGGTTATGTAAAGAAAAAGAGAATGAAAAGAAAGAAAGAACTTGAAGTAAAGATTGTTCCTTGCTTCTATGACACAAAAAGAGCAGAGCTTTTGGTCGTAAGGTATGGATGGTTCGGAAACCTCAAATGCCTAAAGAGTTTCGGTTTTATTTATCTTTCGGATAAGAGAAGTGAAGAAAAGATAGATTGGGTGATTGAATTGGTAGAGAAGTTTAACAGAATACAAGAAATGCGATATGAAAGAAGAAAGAACAATGTATGATGTGCGTTATGCTCTCACAAAAGGAACTATAAACAAGGTTACTGTAGAGGGTAGTGAATTTAAGAATAAGGATTTGGTAATCGTCAAAGGGGAATGTGTTTTTTCAAGAGTAGGCAGTGATGTTTTCTTTACCGAAGAAGAAGCAAGGAAAAGTGCTAATGAAAGGGTTAGAAAACGGATATTGTCATTGGAAAAACAGATTGAAAGATTGAAAACTTTAAAATTCTGACAATATGGGAAAGCGGAAGCATAAAGCAAGACAGAAATTTCTTGATTCTCTTACAGAGGAAGAGAAAATAAAAAGAGGTATGTGGGGATATTTGCCCACAAAAGACGGAAAGAAAGTCTTATGTAGAGGGGATATAGACACAATGCTTTTTATTCCTCTGATAACAAAAGAAGAACCTGTAGGCTTTTGGGCTTTTGTACAGGACGGAAAACTTTTGGGTAACTGGTGACATGGGACTGCAAAAGAAAGAAAAATATGAAGCAAGACCTTGTGTCTGTTGTAAGCAGAGCCATTACATCTACAATAGGATGAAGTGGCTCTGTAAGGAATGTGACAAGAAAATAGGGAAAGAAAGGAGAGGTGATCTTAAAACCCTATTCATGGAAATATGGGAAGAAAGAGAACATGTATGCGCGAAATGTGGAAAGCCTTTGGGAGATGAACCGAAAGCCATTTTCTTTTCACACATACGATCACGCGGAGCGAGACCGGACTTGAAAATGGACAAAGATAACATTGAACTTCTTTGCTCCGTTTGTCATAGGTTACATGAATTTGGAGAAAGGGAAATTTTATGAGGAAAGTAATCGCCGTATCAATATTATCTTTGTTTCCGTTACTTGTTTCTGATATTAGAGTTCCTGCTATCAGTGACAAGAAAGAAGCGATGGACAGGGTGGTTTGGGAAAGATTGGTTCATGCTATTTGCATGGTTGAATCAGGTTGTGACGATAGTGCAAGAAATCCTAAAAGTTCAGCTTCCGGCAGGTTTCAAATGTTGAAATTTTATGTGGATGAAGTGAACCGTATTAAAGGAAAGAGAATTTACTCCTATAATGATAGGTTTGATCCTTTAAAGGCAAGAGAGATGTTTGAAATTTATCAACAACATTACAACCCGAATAAGGATATTGATAGGGCGATTATTCTTCATAGAGGAAAGGTTTCGGAGAAATATATCAAGAATGTAAAAGAAAATATGCGTTATGGGAAAGAAGATATTAGATGCTTGTTGTGGTAGCAGGATGTTTTGGTTCGATAAGAAGAATCCGAATGTTTTATTTATGGATAAAAGAACAGAGACGTTATATGCAAAAGATAAGGATAAAATAAGAACAATAGAAGTTAAACCTGATATTGTTGGTGACTTTACTAATATGCCTTTTGAGAATGAATCTTTTTATATGGTAGTGTTTGATCCGCCACATTTAAAGACACTTGGAGAGATGTCTTGGATGGCTAAGAAATATGGCAAACTTCCTGATGATTGGCAACCCTTAATAAGAAAAGGTTTTGAAGAATGTATGCGTGTTTTAAAAGTAAATGGTATATTGGTTTTCAAATGGAATGAATCTGAAATATCTGCAAAAGATGTACTAAAAGTAATTCCGTATAAGCCTTTATTTGGACACACAACAGGAAGACAAAGCAAAACAATATGGATGTGCTTTATGAAGATTGATAACTAAATTTTTTGATACCATGAAAGTATGTTGGACGGAAGAAGGAAACTACTTCGAAGGGGAAGTGATTGATTCCTACCCTGTGGAAGATGGGACGATGTTAGTGGTAGAAGCAGAGAACAATCACAAAAGGTTTGTTCTTAGAGAATGGAACACATTAATTGAAATAGGCGAAGATGGAAATGCGATTGAATAAAAACATGGAATTGCTTCTTGCTTCTATTTCCGAATTGCTTGGGGATATGAAAATGAACATTTTCAAAGAGAAGCTGGAGAAGGTGATTGCTCTTCCAAGTGACACAAGTGTAGCGGATTTCATAGAAGAATACACAAAATGGAGCGAAAAGAGTTATTTCAAGAAAGAGAGACTGTTTGTCTTTTCAAACGGGAAACTGGCACTTACAAGGATATATATAGTCTCTGCTGAAATGAAATATACGGATGAGGGGATGCCGGAAATAATCATAAATGAAATGCCGGATGCTGTCAATTTGAAGGACAACCCCTATAAAAACATCCATATACGGTATGAAAACGAGGATGATTGTTCTCGTGATTTTGATAGACTGAAATTAGTTTTAAACTGATAGAGCGTGGAAATATTAACAAAAAATTTGAATCTTACAGGGATGACAGAGTATTTCAATCAACATTTCTCGAAAAGAAATGGCAAGAAATTCACTCTGTGGGATATTAGAGCTTATAGCACGACAGGGAATGTTCCTGCTTATATAGGTGGAGGAAATCTGTATATCGATCCATGTGTACCGGAAGGAGGAAATGTAAGACTTTGGCAGCTTGTAAGAGATACAAATAGACAAAAATTTAGAAGATGAAAACAAAAGTGTATGTTAGCTTGCCTATAACAGGGCATGATTTGGAAGAAACAAAGAAATACGCAAATCAAGTCAAGAAATGGCTCGAAGAAAAGGGATATGAAGTGATAACACCTTTTGACGCTTGTAGTGAACCGGATAAACCATATTCCTATTACATGGGGGAGAGCGTTAAGGCTCTTTTGGAGTGTGATGCTGTTTATTTTGTTTTTGATTGGGCAGCATCAAAAGGCTGCATGGCAGAGTTTGAGATAGCAAGAGTTTACGGGAAACAAATAATGATGTAGCGTTTAACCCTATTAGAGTAAACATTTTGTAATACGAATGTGAATTTGATAAATAAAATTTAAAATTTTTAATAACGTGAAAAGTGCGAGTAAATATATAATATGCTATGACTGCGAGACAGGATCAATTCCTTCTGCTGAAAAGCCTGCTTTTGATACTATAGCATTAATAGAATTGGCCTTTGTGGTAATAGATATGGAAAAGTTGGAAGTTTGCGAAGAATTGTCTATGATATTTCCGCGTGACTACAAAGAAGGTCTTGTCTATTCTTCGGAAGCAGAAGCGGTACACGGGATAACAGAAACAATCCAAAAGGAAAAGGCTATACCTCTAAAGGATATATTCAAGAAATGCCAGGCATTTTTTAAGAAGTACAAGAACCCCAGACAAATGTGTACATTATGTGGACACAACATAGTAGGGTTTGATAATGCCTTTTTGGAGAACTTCTTCAAGTTCATGGGGGATGATTTAAAGAAGTATGTAAAGTTTTCTATCGATACAATGCAAATGGCACACATGTCTTACCCGGAATTGGAAAACTATCAGCTTCATACCGTTTGCGAAAAAGAAGGCATTGATTTGGTGAACGCACACCGTGCAGGTGATGATACTTATGCTAATGCGCTTTTGATGATCAATTTCGTGAAAAAGTTAAGGGGAGAAGGCGTGTCTGACAGTGGAACTTCATCTGCACGAAATCCTTTCCGAGAAAAATTTGCTTTGTAAAAATGGCAGTCATATACAATTCAAAGGGCGGAATACTTACCGAACTACAATCAAAAAGGTTGTTTACAACGGTGGACGACATTATAGACCGGCTTCCTTCCACTACTGTGCGATCCTTGTTTTCGGGTGGCAGTAGAAAGGATTTGGACAAAATGCTGGATACTATAATCAACCAGACCGAGTATGCCATGAATTTCGGACGTTCGCTTGATACGGAAAAGCTGGGGTATGTGGACAATCTGTTTGCTTCAATGGATGAAAATCTAAGGATTCTGTCTTTTAATTATTTCAAGGCGACAGTCCTTTCCAATTTCAATATGGGATGGCGAAACTTGGAATGGGGGAATCTTACACAGTTATTCCCCTGGAGCAGCTATTTGTGTTCGCGAAGTAGTGGAAAGTGCGTTTCTCCTGATACTTTGATAGTTATGGCAGATGGTTCGCTAAAAAAAGTCCAGGATATAAGGGTAGGTGATAAGGTGATGGGACAAGACTTGAAATGTCGCAATGTCTTGGAACTGCACCACGGAGAAACCTATATGTACGAAGTAAGACAGAAAGGTGGAGATAGCTATATAGTAAGCGAAGGACACATCCTTTGTTTTGCTGACGGCACTTATATTCCTGTTGAAATCGCCGAAATGAACCAAAGAAGAGCTGCCAAATATGAAGGTTATAAAGTTTCAAGGGATGGGAAATTCAAGAAAACGGAAATTTTTATAACCTTGTTGGATGAAGGTGAGTATTATGGTTTTGCTTGTGACGGAGATCATAAGTTTTTGCTTGCTGACGGCACAGTAACGCACAACAGTTTCGAGTGGTGTTACGCGTTCCCTTTATGGAGGTTATACTCCTATACACGTCCTATGTTGTATGGAGGGGATACGATAGACAACAAGAACCGGAAAGAAACCGCTATGATCACAAACACAATGACACTTGCAAAAGTGCATGTGAACAAGATTATAGAGGAAATATCCACCAATGATATATTGAAGGAAAAACTTGATCCGAACGGCAAGGCTAAACTTGGAGAAACGGCAATAGAAGGTGAGAATGGTGCGATTCTTCATGTTCGTGGTAAAGATGGGTTTATTCGTGGTTTGCACGTTGGAGCAGCAATCATAGATGATATGCCGGACGAAAGTTCTCTTTACAGCGATGAGCAAAGAGAAAAGCTAAAGGAAACATTTAGAGGGACTATTACTCCTATTGTTGAGCCTTACGGATATCTGATTGTGTCCGGTACGCCTTATTCTACTGCTCCTAACGAATTGTACAATGTCATTAAGGGGGATAAGCGTTTTTATCTGTTCGAATATCCTATCATATTCCCAGACGGACGTCCTCTTGCTCCTGACAGGTATATGTTTGAAGATATAAAAAGGAAAAGAACAGAGCTTGGTTCTATTGTGTTTGCACGAGAATACCTTGTGATTCCTATTTCGGACAACTCAACTATTTTTCCGTATGAATATCTTAGAAGGGCAACTGCCAGCATGGATAAGGTTTCTTTTGCGGACAGCATAGAGTTTTATCCGTTCGAACTTAGAAGGGTGATTGTGGGATGCGACTTCGCTGTTTCTGGTAATATCGGTGCTGACTACACTGTTTATTCCGTATGGGGTGTTGATTTCTCCGGTAATTACCACCTTGTGAATTATTTCAGGGCAAAAGGTATGTCTCACAATGAGCAGGTGGACAAGATTGTTCTTTTCAATCGTTTGTTTAAGCCTGATAAGATCGTGTGCGAGGCTAACGGATTTCAAGGGATATTGTCAGCACTTGCAAGAGAAAGAGGACTTACCAATATCGAACAATTTACCACTACGGAAGGAAACAAAAAGGACTTGTACACCGGACTTCCGTCTTTGTCTGCCATGTTTGAAAGAGGACAGATCAGAACGCCTTACAAGGAAGGTGAAACAAGGGAAAAGGTGGAATTGATGTTCAGTGAGTTTTCTTCTATCACTTTTAGAAGCGATAAAGGAAAACTGGAAGCAAGTTCGGGACATGATGATTTATGCCTTTCAAGCTGGTTTGCAATAAACACCTTACGAGAAGAAGGCGAAAGTAGTGGTTTTAGTATCAATTTGGTTTAAATTTTGGTATCGTGAATAAACTGAATCCTGGTTTTATGTCCGAAATATTTAAATTGATGTTTTCGGATGAAGTCATAATGTGTATAGCTTCGGAGCATCTGAAATATGAATTGATCCCTAAAGAATGGTCTGGATACAAATTCATACTAAGAGAAGCTGTCGAACAATATAGAGAAAAAGGGAAACTTCCCGCGCTTGGTGCTATCTGTCAAAAATTTTCTGATAATGACTTTGTATTGGATGCTGCAAAGGAAATAAAGAAAGCCAATCTGATAGACAGAGAAATAGCAATAGACCAACTTCAATCGTTTGTGAAAGAGACGGAGTTCGAACTTCTTTCCAAAAGGGTACATGACCTTTACGAAGAAGGAAAGAAGGAAGAAGCTATCCGTGTGAACGCGGAAGAATCGCAAAGGATTGTGGAGATGTCTTTTCGTTCCAAATCAGGGGGTTTTCAGTCTGTTTTTGGGGGTTTTCAGCAGCGTATGATTGAAAGACGCATGGATGCTGCTACAATAACGGAAAAGCCAGTAAAAATTCCTTTCGGGATTGACAGGCTGGACGATGTATCTTTCGGTGGTATGGAAATAGGTGATACAACGCTTTGGATTGCTCGCAGCGGCACGGGAAAAACGACCGTGTTAAAATGGCACGGCTATTCTGCTGCCCTTAGAGGTGTCCCGGTTCTTCATATTCAATTGGAAGGTGGTGTTAAAGCCTGTATGCAGATATATGATCAGCTTTGGTCAAACCAGTCCTATTCCAATATCAAGTCAGGCAACATTGATCCCAACGATAAGAAAAAGATCGAAAAGGCGATTGAAGAAATTAAAGAAGCCGGTTCAGATATAGAGGTGTATGGTTTTAAGAAGTTCGGACAGGCTTCTATGAGCGATGTAAGGCAGCTATGCTACGACTATTTCAATACACACGGGCGTTTCCCGGGATTGGTCATTTTGGACTCATTGGACTTGGTAAAGACCGGCATTTCCAAAAAGATAGACAGTGATCCCGATCATAAGAAAGAAAAGCTACAGACTTGCGCACAGCTTCTAAAGAACCTTGCCGACGAGATTGAAGCTCCTATTATCACAGCAACACAAACAAGTGATGTGCCTTTTGAAGTATGGAACAATCCTGACAAAGTAATAGACCGTTCCTATACAGAAGGGGACAAAACGCTTGTAAAACCTTTTTCCTTTGTGTTCACACTAAATATGACAATAGAGGAAAAGGCAAATGCAACAGCACGTATCTATGTGGATAAATTGCGTGACTACAAAGAAAGTCAAGAAGTGATAACGATTGCCACCAATTATGACAAGCGCAGGTTCTATCACAGGGGACGGACAATGGAGATGTACAACCAAATATCTGAAAGGAAGGAAGCGAAAAAGACGGCAAGGAAGAAAAAGTCTGATGAGCAAAAAATAGAAAGCGTTTAAAAGAGGATAACCTAAAATTTAGTGATGTGATACGGATTGACGAAGAAGAAGTAAAGGCTGCGTTCGGACTTAGAATATTCGGTTCGCAAGGGTGGCTTTCAAATAAAGGGATGCCTTGTCCCTATTGTGGAAAGGAAAAGAAATGGGGTGTCAAGATAGATGTGCACGGGGGAGTTTTCCATTGCTGGAAATGTCAGACAAAAGCATCTTTCAAGGATTTTCTTGAAAAGGTAGGAAGAAAAGACCTTATACGGATGGAATATCTAAACTCTATAAGCACGAAACTTACTCCTTTGAAAGAAGAGAAAGAGGAAAACGAGGAAGAAGAGCTTCCTGTTCCGAAACTTCCTTTTCGTCTTAAAAGAATAGTATCAGACAGTTATCTTGACGAAAGGGGGTTTAAGAAATACCATTACGATCTTTTTGAACCTTCCGAAACAAATTCCGTTCTTGAAAAGAACTTGCGAAATTATATCATTTTCAAAATGAAGATGGATGGTAAGCTGGTAGGATGGCTCGGAAGGAGCAGGTATTCTAAAGAATGGCATAAAAAGGATTTGGAAAGGGCAAAGGAAACAGGAAGTAAGCCTCACTTAAGATACGAAAACAGCATAGGAACGAACTTCACGAAGATACTGGGAGGCTTTGATGAGCTTTCTTCTTCGGTCAAAGATGTTATCATAGTGGAGGGGTTGTTTGACAAGGTAGGAATAGACAATCTTTTGCAGCTTTGGGATTGCAACAGTTTGAAATGTGTTTTTACGTTCGGAAACAGTATAAGCAGAGAACAGATCTCCTATTTGGAAAGGAAAGGTATCAAGAATGTGATCCTTATGTATGATGATGCAACTGTGGAAGAATCGAAAAGCGCAGGACTTATGCTGGGAAAGAAATTTAATACAAAGATAGCCTATCTTTATAAACCAGGGATTGACCCTGGGGATATGGATATGGATTATTTGGACGATGTGCTAAGCAATCTCTATGATCCTATTAATTTTTATGTGTCCAAAATCAAAAAGTTGTGGTTGTAAGAATTAACTTTGTCGAAAATCATATATCATCATGGAAAAGAGCAGAGAATTATCAATAGACGAATATTTGAAGGCGCTCCAGTTGGAATACCTTACAAATAAGGTGAGAAGTCTTATCTTTGACCGTCCAGAGTTTGTCAAGATGGCTTCTGACATAGCAGAGTTCAAAAAGGAAAGAATAGAGCTTCTTTCCAAACGTCACTTCAAATCTTCTATTTTTATGTCAACGGAAGAGTTTTTGAACTTTTATGAGAACGAGTTCTTGAATCCTTTCGGACTTCCCAATTTCCAGTATAGTAATGATAGTAAAAAGCGTGCTTCACAGTGGTATTGGGATGTTGTTCATTTGCTTAAAAAAGGTCAGGTAGTGATCTATGAAGGAGAGGAATGTCCTATATTAGGGAATAATATGAAGGATCAGACGGTTTGCATTCAGATAGGTAAAAAGAAGAAAAATGTAAAATATTCAGAAATCAAGATACAGAAACTTGTGATGTGTTTTGATGGTAAATTATTATAAATCAATAAATTATTTCGAACTATGAATTTTAAAGAGTATGAAGCTCACGCAGCTTCAACAGCTTGCTATCAAAAAGAGGTAGCTATTCCGTATGTGATAATGGGGCTTACCAATGAACTGGCAGAAGTTTACGAGAAAGTAGATTGCGCAGCCGAAGCAAAGGAAATTGTAAAGGAAATAGGGGATGTTCTTTGGTATGTTGCCATGACAAGACAGGAACTTGAATTGCCGGAATTGGAGTTTCCAGAGATTATCAAAAAGCTGACTGACGAAGATGTTTATCATTTGTCACCTTCCTACTTGTTGCAACAGACAGGTATTATCAACGGGCATGTAAAGAAATTTTTCCGGGATGATGATTATAAGGCAGGGTTTACAGAAAAAAGAAAAGAACCATGCCATAAGGCTTTGAAAGAAATCTTACAAGGGTTGCAGAACCTTGCTGTCTATATTGAAGGAAACAAGGGAGACTGCTCTTTAGTGTCGATTGCAAAGGGAAATGTGGAAAAGTTGTCTAAAAGAAAAGCCGAGAACAAAATACATGGGGACGGTGATAACCGGTAACGATTATGGTACGTGCTGTTACTTTTTTAGGAGCTTCTTGCGTTGGAAAGACATCTGTTTTTGATCTTATCGAAAAGGACAGATCATTTGCCAGATTCGCCAAAATAGGCAGCATATCAAGACAACTTGTAAAGGAAGGGGAAATAGACCCTTCCTTTAATTCTGTCCCCAGTCAAAGGGCGATATTTGACAAGTATCTTGAAGTGCTGCACGGTGAAAACTATATTTCCGATAGAAGCGTTATTGATGTTCATACTTTCACAAGGACATTGCCCTATTCGATTTCGTTAGATAATGAATTAAGACGGCAGTCGGATTTGATAAGTCTTAATGAATACTATCTTCCCGTTATCTTTTATTTTCCTATCTATTGGAATGTTGAAAGCGATGGAGAAAGATTGGACGATGAAAACAGGAGAAGAAAATGGGACAGTGAGATAAGGAGATTCTTAATAGACAAGAGATTACCTTACGAAGTAATGCCAAACGACACTCCTTTTAATAGGGTAAGGTTCATAAAGGGTGTACTTTCTACAAGAATGAATTTACGTTAAATTCATTGTTAAAATCGGCAAAACTTCAATTATTGTATGCAATAGTTGTATATTTGCCGATAGAAAACGAAAAGAAGAAATATGGAAAATCTGTTTAACGAGTTGGAAGAATATCTTTCTTCCAATACAATACAATACACTTCTGACAGGGAAAACTATACCGTGTCATTTGATGGAAAGACATACGAGCTTTTTTCTCCAAATGATGATGGGTATTTCTTTGATGAAGATTTTCGATGGGACAATGAAGCTACCGAATATGATGGATATGTCTTTCGTTTTGGTGGCGTATGGTACACCATAGAGAAAGGACAGGAACGTGATCCTAAGCTGAATCGTGTAAAATGGAGAGGGCAAAGCGAAGTGGCAGGGCTTTCTTCCAATTTTTTGGGCGTGCATGGTTCATTTGAGCTTCTAAACGGAACAAGCCTATATTCTGATTGGGTGAAGAAAGCCAAATTCTTAGGGATCGAACGTCTTGGGATAGTGGAAAAGGGGACACTTGCAGGAGCATTGAAATTTCAGAATGCTTGCAAATCTGTAGGGATCATTCCTGTGTTCGGAATGGAAGTTCCTGTAAAAGATGAGAAAAAGGACGTTTCATTTACCTACAAAATCTATGCTCAAAATGAAAAGGGGTGGCAGCATCTTCTTGCATTGAACAAAGTTATCAATTGCGATTCTTCCGGGAAATTCATAACTCCTAAAGACATATCGGAACATACGGAGGATGTGTTTATTGTTTTTGATCCAAAAACAATTGATTATACTGATGTTCCTATTCTTTTAAGAAACAAGCATAACGTATTTTGGCAAGCTGATACAGTGGAATATGCAAAGTTCAACAGAGATACAGAATATCTTACAAACTTTGAAGCCTTTTATAAGTCGAAAATGAAGCCAGTCGCCCTTTGCGATGCCTTCTATATTGAACCGGAATATTACATTTTAAGGGAAACTGTAAATAAAATAGGAAAGAAGGTTAATCATAAATCCTACAACCAGTATTTTAAGGATGAGGTGACTTACATGGAAGAGCTTCTTTCTCTTTTTGGGGATCAATCTGTAGGGGAAGCCTTTTATTTAAAGGCACGGGAAAACATGGATATGCTTGCCGAAAGCTGCAACTTTGAAATTCCTACTGACAGCAGACATCTTCCTCGTTACGAAATGACAAAAGAGGAAAAAGAAAAGTATGAATCCAACGAAGATATGTTTGATTCCCTTATCTATGAAGGTCTGGAGAATAAACCGGAACTTTTGGAAGACTATTCGGAAGACGTATTGGTAGAAAGGATCGAAAGGGAATCCGATACGATCAAATTTGGAGATGTAGTGGATTATTTTTTGATCTTACGTGATATCGTCAATTGGTGTAAAGGGAACGATATTTTATTAGGTGGAGGAAGAGGTTCATCAGCAGGATGTTTAATTTCTTACCTTTTTGGTATTGTAAATACAAATGCCTTAAAGTTTAACTTACTTTTTGAAAGATTTTTGAACAAAGGTCGTGTCAAAGTATCACTTCCTGATGTGGATACAGACGTTCCAGGAGAGAAAAGGCCATTAGTAAAACGATATATGGAAGAGCGTTTTGGAGAAACACAGGTTTGTTCTGTAGGCACATACACTACCTTGCAGATAAAACAAGCTATAAATGACGTAGGAAAGATTTATGGAGCTTCCGTCCCTACTCTTAGAAGAATTTCCAAAATGATAGAAGATGTGAAGACGGAGGAAGATTTTCTAAAACTTGCTCATAGAAAGGAAGAAATAGCACAATTCGTGAACAAATATCCTGAAATGATGAATGTCGTTTTCCTTCTTCTTGGGCAACAAAAGGCAGCTTCCATTCATGCTTGCGCCATGATGATTTTTCCAAAGGAAAAAACAATGTATGAGTGGTGTCCTGTAAGAAAAGTGGACAACCTTGTCGTTAGCGAATGGGAAGGTGGAGAAATGGATGAGGCAGGGTTTCTGAAAGAAGATATCTTAGGGATCGAGCAGCTTGATAAATTTACCGATATTCTTACCTTGATAGAAAAGAATACTGGAAAGAAGATCAATCTCTATACAGACATAGAATATGATGATTCAGAAGTGTACCGCTATTTTGCAAACGGCTGGCTTAGCGATATATTCCAATTCTCTGCAAAGGGACTTTCTTCTTACACACAGAAAATGAAACCTAAAAATATGGATGATGTGATTGCTGCACTTTCCTTGTTCCGTCCCGGACCAATGGAAAACGGCTTTCACATGGATTATATTGCATTGAAAAATGGAGAAAAAGAACCTGAATATCCTATTGGTGCAGAAGAAATATTGAAAGATACATACGGGCTTCTTACTACACAGGAACAAATCATGAATATTTGCAATCAACTTGCTGATTTTGACTTAGTTACTTGTGATAAAGTACGCAAGGCATTGGGTAAGAAAAAGTTAGATGTTCTTCTCCCGTTAAAGGCAAAGTTCATAGAAGGGTACGTAAGCAAATTCGGAAGCAAAGGTGTAACCAAAGAGAGCGCAGAACATCTTTGGGATCAGATGGAAGAATTTGCTAAGTATTCGTTCAATCGCTGTATTTCAGGTAGTTGCAAGTTTTTAAGGAACGCTTGCTCTAAAAGTAAAAGACAACCAACCATTGAAGAGATGTATTTGATCCGAAACGATATTGAATTTGCGAAAGCAAATAATTGGTTGCCACTTAGAAGTAAATATATGAGATTGGGGTACGGGGAATGTCTTACTATGTGTGAAGATGGTAGAATTAGAACACGTAAGATTAAAGATATTCGATTTGCTGGCGTAAGGCAAACTTATAAAATTACTTTAGAAGAAGGTCGGTATATTTCTGTTACAGATAATCACAAGTTTCCTACTCAAAGGGGAAAGGTAATGTGCAAAGATTTAGTAGTAGGAGAAGATAGTTTATTTGTCCAACTACCGTATGAGAAAACAGACAGCCAGCGATATAATTTTACAAATCTTAGAGGTAAAGACTGGTCTAAAGATCATAGAGAGTTTTTAAATTCTCAAAAAGGTCACATGGGTTTCGTAAAAACAAACGGAGAATCCTCTAAATTTAAAGATTTTAGGTCTGAAAATGGAGGGTGGGGGATTTGTAAAATATGCAAGAAAGAAAGTCGATTAGAGATACATCATGTTGATGGGAATAGACGCAATAATGAAAATGAAAACCTTATTTCTATCTGCGCTTCTTGTCATAAGAAAATTCATTATCGAGAATTTAATAGGACAAGACGAGGGGAGAAAGGCTATCCTTCTAAACTAATGAGAATTGTTAGTATTGAGCCTGATAAGATAGAAAATGTATATGATGTTGAAGTGGACGATCCAAACCATAATTTTTGTACGGAACAAGGTGTTATTACTTGTAATAGTCACGCTGCTGCTTACGCTATTAACGCTTACAATTCTTTGTGGCTGAAAGTACATTATCCATTGGAGTTTTGGTCGGTTGCCTTATCTCGTGCAAGTAAAGATGATTTTCCTCGTTACATTAATGAGATGAATCAAACGGAAGGGATCGAAATCAAGCCTGTCAATATCAACAAATCTGATGTTGGCATCGTAGGTGACAAAAAGAGCAACAGTGTTTATTGGGCGCTCAATGCCACCCAACAAGTCGGAGAAAAGGCACAGGAACAGATTATCAAAGAGAGAAATGAGAATGGAGATTATTTTTCTTTGGAAGAGTTTGTAGACCGTCATTCCTTTAAGGGTTCTTCCGTTAATAAGTCCACTGTTGAAAACCTTATTTATTCAGGTGCTTTTGACGAGATGGACGAAACAAGAGAGTTTTCCAATATCTTCTCTGCAAGGGAATATATGCTTGGGAAATATCGAGAAAAGAACCGTATCAAGATAGATAGGGAAAAGGACGAATACAGCGTTGCTTTCAGCAAAAACAAGATAGGTAAGGATTGGTGGTGGCTTTTGCAACAGAAAAACAAGTCCGGTTTCGCTTTCTTTGATTACAAGAAATTGACAGAGGAATACCTTCGGCAGAAAGCAAAGACTGCGGAATATTACGATGTGGACGATTTGCAAAACTATGACGGTTCTACTTATAAAATGGCAATGGTGGGAGGATATGTGTTGGAAGTGGAAGAAAAGGAGTCAAAAACAGGGGCATTTGCCAGCCTTCTACTTGAAAACAACTACAAATTTCTTCGTGTGGTGATATTCCCTGCCGACTATATGGATAAAGAAGAATATATCCAAAGTTGCAAGAAGAACATCTTACTGCTTACAGGAAAGGTTTCTTTTGATAGATTTAAAGAGGAATATGTGATACAAGCAAATGGAAACAGTCAATTTATAAAATTGGGAGTGTGATGGAAAAAGAAGAGAAAGAAAAGATTTTATGGGATTGTATTGAAAATCGTGCCGGTGAAAGGGCAAAAGATTTTTCATTTCCGATAGATATTTTTAATGGCATTTTAGATGCAATGGAGCAGTATGCTAATTTAAAGATGAAAGAAAATGAAATTGGTTAGGAATATTGGTGACAAGGCTATAGTCTTGATTTCAAACGACCTTAAAAATGAACTGGATATGGATGCTGTAACTTCTATAGACCATTCCAATCTATACGGGGAGATAGCTACAAGTTCAGTCTTGTTGAACAAAGTAGGACTTCTTCGTGCGCAGGCTGAATCCGAATATGAAGCCGCCAAGTTGGAATTTTCTGTACATAAAGCACAGCTTTCTACAGAGATAAGACGGGAATCCATTGTGAACGCCGGAAAGGTCAAAGTGGAAGATATAGGACTTGTGAAACTTACAGAAAGTTCTTTAGAAGATATTCTTACCATCAATCCAGAGCTTAATGCAATGCAAAAGACACTTGTCAAGAAGAAAAAGTATTTGGCGGAAATAGATAGTCTCTATTGGGCGTTGCAGTCGAAAGACCGAAAATTAAACAATTTAGTTCCAAAAGTTACACCGGAAGAGTTTTTGGATAATTTAGTGGAAGGAGAAATAAATACATTCATAATTAAAAAAGAAAAGTAAGGTATCATAGATAGAAAAAAATACAGACTGTTTATATAACATATAAGGATAGGTTGTCAAGAATTTCTTTTGATCTGTTTGAAAAACTTTTCAGGGAGTTTGGTTGTGAGATTATTGTAATAAACAATACAGAAGATAGAGAAACAAATGAATCAGAGATATTTGGAGAAATTATTTCCATGCTTCATTGTTTTGCTATGAAAATGTATTCGAAAAGAAGAAAAAATAAACTTGAAATCGTAAGTAAGGATTTAGAAAATGAGATTAGTCTATAAGTTCAACATAGGGAAGAATGAAGAGATATTGAAGCTGTGCAAGGTTAGTAACAACCTGTATAACCAAGCTTTGTATGTCTTTCGGGAAACATTGAAAAATGAATCCAAATGGCTTTCCTATTTTGAACTTGACAAAATCTTGAAGGATACAAGAAACTTGGATGGAGAAATAAATTACAGATTACTGAAGGCTCAATGTTCTCAACAGGTACTTAAACTACTTGATAAGAATATAAAAAGCTATTACAAATCTGTTCAGGATTATAAGAAATATCCAAATAAGTATAAAGAAAAACCGGGTCTTCCAAGTTATAGGAAAAGAGGTTCCGAGTTTAATATGTATTATACAAATCAAAATTGTAGAATAAGGAATGGTAAAATAATTCTTTCAAAGGAACTTTCGATAAGCATTCCTCAATATGAGAAGTATTCTGATTTGCTTGAAAATTTCAAACAAGTAAGAATATTACCTAATCACATAGGGTATAGAATTGAAGTTATTTATGAGGTGGAAGATATTGAAATCCCTAAAAGTAAGGAAGAGAAAATAGCTTCTATTGATTTAGGTATTGACAATTTGGCGACTATTGTCAATGAGGATTTTACTATCATTTTTAGTGGTAAATTTGTTAAATCACACAATCAATTATTTAATAAAACACTTGCTAAATTAAATGGCATTAAGGATTTACAAAAGATAAAAGGAATAACGAAACGAATAAAGAAATTATATTATGATAGAGAACAGTACATAGAAGATGTCTTTCATAAGATCAGTAGAAAGATAGTTGATTTGCTTATCGATTCTAAGATAACAAAATTAGTTGTAGGCTATAATAAGGGATGGAAAACTGGAGTAAATATAGGTAAAAAGAATAACCAAAAGTTTGCACAAATCCCTTTTGCGAGATTAGTTAGTTACTTAGAATACAAATGTGAATTAGTTGGTATTGAAATAGTTATTCATGAAGAATCATATACTTCAAAATGTGATTCTCTTGCATTTGAGAAGATAGGAAAACATGATAGCTATTTAGGAAGAAGGAAGAAACGAGGGTTGTTTCAATCTTCGGTAGGAAAGCTCATTAATGCTGATGTAAATGGTGCATTGAACATTATGAGAAAAGTAGTCGGTGATTCCTGTGAATCAATTCGTAGGATAATTGATATAGGGTTATTGTTTAACCCGGTAAGGATTACGAATGTATTTTGTTAATAAGGTACATTCCGAAACTTATAAAGAAATGTAATAGGTTTTATTGAATTTAATATTTTTCATAACATGAGAATTAAATTAACAGAAAATTATTTTATCGAACAAAGTACGAATGCACCACATTTATGGGATTTGTACCGTAAAAGAACAGCAAAAGAAACTGGAAAGCAATATGAAACAGCAGAGGCTTATGGATTAGATTTAAAGCAAGTGGTGGGGAAAGTGCCCTATTTTGAAATTCTTTCAAAAGAAGGGGAGGCTGTTACATTCGAAGAATTTGTAAAAGAATTTGAGAGTAAGCAAAAAGAGATCGTTTTAGAGTTTCTAAAGCAAGCAAAATAAGTATCAACATTTTAAAAACATTAGAGTTATGAAATTTGACAGATCGAAGTTTAAGAAACAATCAGTAGAAGATTTGGATTCAGAAGTAAAACAGGCAGAAAAGACAATGCGAAAGGGTGGTAAATCTTATACCGGATTTGCTACCGTCCAAAAAGGAAAGAATACATTCCGTGTGGCTCCTTCAATGGGTAAAGCCTATGTCGCTTGCAAAATGTCAAAGCTCCGCGTGGAAGTTCCTACTTATGATGAGAACGGTAATGTGACAGGAAAGGAAGTGAAAGACAAGAACATTTTTTGCGCGGACGTACATGGACGCAACCTTCTTAAAGGGAAAGACCCTATCGTCCTTTATTGCGACTATGTGAGAAAGAAAGCATCCGAAGAATATCAAGATGATACGGAAAGACGCAAGTACCTCAATCCTATCATGGGTTACAAGAAAGGCAACAAGTTTGTATGGGGTATCAATCCTACGCTGGCTTATGTTTGCTATGTGTATCAAGGGAATAAAGATTTTGCCCGTTTGCAGCTTTATGGAGCATGGATGAACCGTATAAAGGAAATTTCTGTAGAACAATCTGATGATGATACGGTTTCATTCGACATTTTCTCACAGATGGAAGGTGCTTATCCCCTTGTAATCACGATGGGGGAAGATGATAAAGGCAAAAAGACTTATTCTTTATCTGCCGGCATACCGAAGAAAGGTCAGTCATGGGATGAGTTTTTTGAAGAAACTGCTATCCCGGACGAAGACATGGAATATTTCTTGAATGAAGTACCTTCGCTTGAAGAAATTTACAAAGATTCTTACAGAGTAAAGGATTTTGAAATGGCTTTGGATGGATTGAAACGCTTCGATGAAGAAAATAATTATGATATCTTTTCCGATGATGAGTTCTTGAATGAAATTGAAGAAATGGCAGCAATGCTTCCAGAAGATGAGAGCAAGGAAACTACATCTGATGAAAACGAAGATAACGAAGAAGCTGACAAAAAGAAAACTGTAGCAAAGAAACCGGCAAAGGAAGAAGACGAGCAAGAAAAACCTGCGCCTAAGAAACAGGTTGCAAAAGCTCCTGCTGCCGAAAAAGCTGCAAAAGTCGCTTCTCAACCTCCGCTTTCCAAAATGAAAGCCTTTTTGTCGCAATATATTGATGAAGAATATCCTGGCATGGAGATTCCATCCGATCTTACAATTACAGAACTTCGTGAATGGTACGATCTGGCACAAAAGGGAGAAGCGTTGCCTTTCCCGGAAGGTGAAGAAGATGATGCAGAACAGGAATATGAAACTGAATCTGACGATGATCGGGCAAAAGACGAACCGGAAAAGGAAGATAGGGAAGATGAACATCCCGCAGGGGAGGAAGAGGAATCTCCTATTGATGAAGAACAGACGGACAATGACGAAAAGTTATTGGAAGCAAAAAAACGCTTACAAGCTCTAAAAGCCCGAATGAAGAAGAAATAATTTTTCTTTTCGTTTTTCTAATATATCAATCCGAAAGGGAATGAAGAACTTTGTGTTCTCCCCCTTTCCTAATAATTTCGACTATGAGCAGCAAATATTTAGCTATAATTTCAACGGATCATCATCTTACTGCCGACAACGCCACTATTATAAAGGATATTCTTTTGGAAGAGCTTGACTTGGCAGAAAAGAAAAAGATACAAACCCATATATGGCTGGGTGATGTTTTTGATAACAGAGTATCGCAAAGAGAAGTGTGCCTTTCCACATTGAATGATGTTCTGGAAGAATACGACAAACGCGGACATCATGTGATCTGTATTCCCGGCAACCATGACAAAACATCCTACACAAGCAAGAAATCGTTCCTTACTCCTTTTAAATATCATCCGTCTTTTACTTTGGTAGAAGAATTGGACGGAATGCAAGTAGAAGGTGTGTATTGCTTTTTCCTTCCATTTTTTACAGATGATATTCTTTTGGATGAACTGGAAGAAATAGGAGATAAAAGAAAGAAGAATATCCTCTTTGGACATTTTGCGGTCACAGGAAGCAAGAACATGGACGGATCGGAAGTGTCCAACCTTTTAAAACCTTCCATGTTCCAAATGTTCAAAAAAGTGTACTTGGGACACTATCACAACTACCAACGGGTAGGAGAGAATATCTATCATTTAGGAAGCGTCCAGCAAAACAACTTCGGGGAAGATGAAAAGAAGGGTTTCTGGCTTTTGGATTCGGATTTGAATGTAGACCTTGTTTCTTCCACAAAAGGACAAGTATTCAAGAAACTGGAAATCGATTTGGGGGAAACTCCCTACAAACAGGCAGTGTCACTTATCAAGAAATTCAAAAAGGAGAATCCTACTGCCCGTGTAAGGGTGGAAGTCTGGGGAGAACAATCTTCACTCGATGTCTTTGATAAGGATGCCTTTACAAAAGAAGGCATAGATATCAAGAAAAAGTTCAAAGAAGTGGAAGAAAAACATTCTATGCTGACAGAAGTAAAGACACTTGACAAAAAGGACATAGAAGAAAGGTTTTCCGCTTTTTGCAAGGAAAACGAATATGACGAAAAAGAAGGAAAAGAAATTTTAGACAAGTTGATGTATGGCGAAGAAAAAGGAAACTAAGAAAACGGAAGAAGCGGTAACTGGGGAAGTGCAGCAACCTAAAGAAGAAAAGAAGCCGAACCGTCTCGGTGATCTTATAAGCCGGATTGAAAGTAGGTTTGGAAAGGAAGCCATAGCGGGGAAGAAGCAAGATATAGAGTTCGTACATTCTGGTTCTTTTTTGTTAGACGAGATACTTGGTGGAGGATGGGCAAAAGGACGCATAGTGGAGGCTTACGGAGGCTTTTCTTCCGGTAAGACAAGTATAGCTTTCCACCTTGCCACCGAAATCCAAAAGCAAGGAATGGCAGTAGGGTATCTTGACACGGAGAATGCTGTTGATCCGAAATACATGGGAGCTATCGGCGTAGACCTTTCTCCTGACAAATTCATTCTTTCTCAACCTTCCACAGCGGAGGAAACACTGGAAATAGCAAAGGAAATGTGCAATGAACCTTCTATTGGACTTGTTGTGATTGATTCTATTGCAGGTCTGGTCCCTACTGCTCTTTTAAATGGAGAGGCAGGAGACGCCCATATAGGTCTTACAGCAAGGCTTTTAAGCTCACAGGTAAATATCTTGAAAAACATCTGCAAGCAAACAGGGTGCATTCTATTCTGCATCAATCAGATTAGATCAAACATAGGCGGATATGGCAATGCCACTACTACTCCAGGAGGATTTGCAATACCTTTTTATGCAAGTCAGAGAGTTGAGCTTGCCCGTGTAGGTTCTGATAAGGAAGGTGAAGTGTCCGTTGCAAACAAAGTGAAGATCACATGCAGGAAAAACAAAGTTGCTCCACCTATGAAAACTTGTAATATTGTTATCCGTTTTGGTGTAGGTATTGACAAGGTGATGGAAATGCTTAACATGGGATTGGACTTGGGTGTGCTCACAAAGAAAGGAACGTACATCTATTATGGGGAAGAAAAGATAGGATTCGGATTCCCTGCTGCAAGAAAAAAGCTGATCAAAGAAATGGAACTTTTTGACAAGATCAAAAAAGATGTTCTTTCAGAGTTCAGAAAGAAAGAAGTAACATTTGAAAACAAGGGGGTGGAAGATGAAACCGGTCAAGATTGAAGCAACAAATTTTGTGTCATTCGAGCATTTTGAATACACATTCCAAGATGGGGTAACTGCACTTGTGGGATTGAATAAAACAGACGACAATCAAGGTAGTAACGGTAGTGGTAAAGCGTTGACGATGGATTCCGATATTCTTACCCCTAATGGGTTTGTAAAAATGAGGAATATCAAAGTAGGAGACATTATCCTTCATCCTTCCGGTGCTTATCAAGTAGTAAGGGCAATTCCGTTCCATGATACAGATATTGCATACAAGATTACTTTTTCTGACGGTACGGAAGTAAAATGCAATAAAGAGCATTTATGGAAAGTGAGAACAAACCAAAGCGAAGAATGGTCTGTAATTTCGCTTGGCAAGATCATGGAAAGAAGCAAAGATGAAGAAGTGTTTTTTGAAGTTCCCGGTTGCTTTGGCAGACCGTCTAAAAAAATGGTTTCTTTTACCTGTATGGGTGCGGAAGAGCAACAATGTATTACCGTTTCGGGAGAGGACGGAATGTTTATCACGAACAACTACACGCCTACTCACAATTCTTCCATGCAACAGGCAGTTTATTTTGCCATAACAGGTAACAACTACCGGAGCAGTATTGACAAGAAACTGATTAGAAACGGTGAGAAGGAAGCAAAAGTATTACTTGATATAGAATGTCCCATAAGGAAAGAAACTCTCCATATTGAGCGCATTTTGCCCTTAAAAGGAAGTAGCCGCCTTAATGTGTCGTTGAATGGAGAACAGGTCAGTCTTGCTACTGTAAAAGACGGCAACAATTATATCCTTTCATGGATGGGTATCTCACCGGAAGATTTGAAAAGCTATTTTCTTATCTGTAAAGAATATTACAAGTCGTTCTTTAAAAGTTCCAATACGGACAAATTGGCTCTCATAAGTCGTTTTATCAATTATGACTTCTTGGACGGTAGCAAGGATATTATACAAAAGGAACTGGACGAAATTTCATCTAAAAAGTCAGCTATCCAAAGCAAAAGAGATCGTGCGGAAGGGAGTGTAGAAGCATTGCGGCAAATGATAGAGGATGCCGTTAATTTCGACTTCGAAGCGGATCGAAAGGAAAGGATCGAAAGGGTGGAAAGTAAAATCAAGTCTTTAAAAGAAGATATTGATTCTGCTAAATACAATATTGACTACAACAAGAAAAATATTGACAAAGGAAAGAAAACACTTGAAGTCTTGGAAGAAGAACTTCGAGAAGCCGAAGAAAAGAAAAAGAAACTTCCTTCTACTAAGGAAATAGAAGATGTGATTGAATCCGTCAAAAAAGAACTTGGAAAAGCCAAAGAAGATCAGAATGAGATTTTGGAAACAAAAGAAGAGCTTTTGAAAATCCATGACGAACTGAAAGTGTCTCTTCGGAAAGTTCTTGTAAACCTTTCTGGGACGATTACATGCCCGAAATGCAAGCACAAATTCCTCACATTACAGGATACCACACTTGAAAAGGAAGAAAAGAAAAAGGAGAAAATAGGGAAACAGGAAAAGGAAGTTGTCGGAGAGATAACATCTTTGGATGAATCCCTAAAGGAATACGAAGACCTTATTTCTTCTTTCATTCAAGTGAAAAACGAACAGGAGGATGAACTTGACAAAATCCGGGAAGCAGGAAAAGAAATTTCATCTGCTGTCTATAAGATCACAAGCGAAATAGAATCTCAAAAGTCCAATATTTCCATTCTTGAAAAGAGAAATGAAGGACTTTTGGAGAGCATAGCTTCCTATAAAGAGGATGTAAAACGTTTGGAAAAGCAGATAAAGGAAATCGAGAAGGAAGTACCTTCTTCTATTGATACATCCTCACAGGAAAAGCAGATAAAGGAAATGACGGCCACTATTGCAGGATATGACAAGGAAATGTCGGAATTGGAAAACGAAATGTTCCGTAAGAAGGAATGGATAGGAAGATTCAAATCATTCAAGATGTATCTTGCGATAGAACAGTTAAAGAATATCCAGCTTCGGGCAAACAATATTCTGAAAGCAGAAAACAGCGATCTTAGAATTGTCATAGAAGGATTTAAGACGAAAGCAGACGGAGACATAAAAGAAGAGATAACGCCTTATGTTGTTAGGGACGAGGCGGAAAACTTCTGGTATTACAGTGGCGGAGAGCGTGCAAGGGTGGAAATCGCTTTGATTATAGCCATACAAGGAATGATAAACGAGACGAACAAATGGGGAGGATTGCAATTCCTATCCATTGATGAAATCACAGAAGGACTATCGAAAGAAAGCCTATATGACGTGATAGAAGCATTGGAGTTCATTCAGTTTCCTATACTTGTTACAACTCATATTTCGAATGAAAACGCTTCATGCAAAACACTTAAAATAATTAAGGAGAATGGTATAAGCCGTATAGAGAAATGAGCAAAGAAACAGAATTGAAATTTTACATAGGGATAGATAACGGTGTGACCGGTTCTATAGGCATAGTAGGGAAAGAACTGACCTATTATGAGTTCATGGAAACGCCTGTCACATTCGGGCAGGATTACACAAAAGCAAAGAAGAATGTGTCAAGGGTGAACGTGACAGCACTTGCCGAAATAATTTCTTCGTTGAAAGAATACGGACTATGCGTGGCCGTCTTGGAACGTCCTATGAAAAATCCGGCAAGGTTTGACGCCACATGTTCTGCCATGCGGGCTTTGGAAGCAGAACTTACCGTATTGGAACTTTATGATGTTCCTTATATGTTCATAGATTCCAAAGAGTGGCAAAAAGAAATGCTACCTAAAGGGATTGCAGGAACTAAAGAATTGAAAAAGGCGTCTCTTGATATAGGCAAAAGGTTGTTTCCTGATGTTAAGGATAAACACCCCGATAGAGATGGAATTTTGATAGCGGAATACGCAAGAAGGAAATGTATTCTCTAAACAATTGGCAGAAGGAAAGTGAGAAAATGTAAGAATATATTTTGACATGTAAGAATAAACTATTACATTTGCCACATCAAAAAGTAACAAACAAAAACTATAAGACAATGGCTAATCAGAAGTATTTTAACATTTTTGTACTTTCTTTCCTTGATAGGATTGAAGGGATTGAACACGATTTGAGCTACTTGAAAAAGAGTGCAAAAGACATTAATAGCATTGAATCAGTGGAAGAAGCACTTCATATTTTGAAAGATAAAATAAAACAATTGCAACATGATAATAATTTTTTGCGAGAACGATAATTGCTCCCGAAAAGGAGTAAGGTCACCAATTGCGAATCCTAAGTATGTGTTTCGTGACGGGAAACTTATTCCTATGAACATTCCAGTTTGTCCTGAATGCGGAAAACAAATGTTTTATGAGGAAGAAAAGAGCACAGAAATGCCTAATCTTTCAATAGGCGAGTTTAAAATGATGCCTGATTCTGACAAGAAAAAGGTGTTGAAGGAAAGGTCTAAGGCACTTTCTAAAAAGGACAACAGCGAAGACAAGATACGTCACTACAAGGAAAAAGCAATCAGAAACATGTTGAACGTAAAGATATAAGGAAAGATGGAAAATCTATTGTATAAAAACGTAAAGTACATTCATAGGGTAATGAAAAGGAATACTCTTGTGATAATCAATACAAAGGGAGAAATAGAAAGATGTTTATCTCTTACAAATTTTAAAGGGAAATCAAGAGACTTTTTTATGAATGAAGCAGAAGGATATGATGTTACCAGTACAGTAAACAAAACAAATCTTTCCTCCTATTCGGAAGCTACCGTAGAAAAGTTTGTAGAAGAAAGCGATCATATATCTATAGCCTTCGGGCATGACAATTTTATTCTATTTAGAAATGTATTGAAACCTCATGAACGCAGCGAATGATTGTATGCTTGACAAAGCAGTGGGAAAGATGCTTGTTCTTCCTACCGGTGAAGAAGTTGAAGTGAGGTCTGTCAATGTTGGACGGGATTACCGAAGTGTAGAGATAGACATTCTGAAAAACGGGAAACAGAAGACTATTAGAATGGGGATTACAGGATTTTTAAAAACAGCAATTTTAAAGGACAAATGAAAAAGAATGTGATATTAGCTATTTGCCTTTCTGCCTGCCTTTCTATAGGGTTGGGAGGCTGCAAGAGCCGTGTTTCCTCAAAAACGGACTACACCTTTACCCTAAAGGATTCTTTAGTTTGGGAAAGGGAGTTGACGGATAGTCTTGTGAAAATCCCCTATTCTATCGTCAATATGGTAGTCAACCCTTCGAAAATGGAAGATGGGGAGAAGAAAGAAACAAGCAAAGGACAAGCTAACCTTTCCATAGAAAAGAAAGGTGATACTATTTTTATAGAAGCATCTTGCGATAGCCTTGAATTGGTAGTAAAAAGCCTTAGAGAAAGGCTGTCAAAGATATCACAAGAAAACGGAACATTGAAAGAGCAAGTGAAGGCTACCCCAAACAAGATGCTTTATCTTTTGGGAGGAATAGCAATAGGAGCTTTCACTATTCTTATAGCATTGATTGTGTTACTCAAAACAACTAAAAATATTTGAGATATGCTTATACATCAAAAAGAACTGGAAGAAAAAATTATAGAAGCCAATCGGCTTTACAGAGAAGGAAATCCTATCATGTCTGATAAGGAGTATGACAGTATGAAGGAAGGACTGGAAAAGTATTTCCCAGACAGCGATATTCTAAAAAAGGCTATCGTTGAAGAAAGTGTAAAAGGGGATCGTATGGAAAGACTACCTTTTCCTATGTTTTCTTTGGAAAAGGTCAAGACGGTGGACGAGATTGTAAGATGGGTAAAGGACGTATGGGAATTGTCATCCAATGACCGTATTGTGATTACCCCTAAATATGATGGTATTTCTTTGCTGGTTGATGAAACAACAAATGATTGCTGGACAAGGGGAGATGGCACGGAAGGACAGAATAGCCGGGACCATTACCGTTATGTAAATCATGGAAATCCTATGAATAAAAAGGGGTGTTTTACTTTTGGAGAAGCGATTATCCCTATCGGTATGTTCTTGAAAAACGTAAAACCTCTTGGGTATAAGAGTGCAAGAAACGCTGTTGCCGGTGCATTCAATGCAGATGATTTCAACGCACAGGTTCTTGGCAATACTGCCTATATAAGATATGGCATTATGGATTCCGACAGGGATAAGTCTATGCAGCTTGCAGAGCTTTACAATGACTACGATCCTTATGCTACACAGTATTGGGTAACTTCTGCCGGCGTGTTCGATGATAATAAAACAGCCCTCACCTATCTAAACGATTTGTTTGAATCAATCAAGAATTTTAAATGTGATGGACTTGTAATCGAAGTTGATAACAAAACAAAACGAGAAGAATTGGGACGGTTGCCTAATGGGAATCCGCGTTACGCTATTGCTTATAAGAATCCTGATTGGCAAGAACGATACACGACAAAAGTTCAAAAAATCGAATGGAGCGTTTCAAAAGACGGTAAAGCGAAACCTGTAATTGTATTCAGTCCGGTGGAATTTGACGGAGCGACTGTTTCACGATGCACCGGATATAACGCTAAATATATTACGGACAATCATATTTCACCAAATGCTTATATTGTCGTATCAAGAAGCGGAGATGTTATCCCTAAACATTTGGAAACGGTCAGTTACAGTGTGGAACTTTTTCGTGAAATGTGCGATGGTATGATGATTTGTCCTTCTTGCGGAAATCCGTTAAAATGGGACGAAACGCTTACAGATATTGTTTGCATCAATCCTGATTGCAAAGAAAAGAAAATAAAACAGATCGCTTATTTCTTTGCAACGCTTGAAACGGAAGAAATGCAAGAAGCCACTATCAGAAAATTCTATGAAGGAGGACTTGATAGTGTAGAGAAGATTGTGAATGCAAGCGAAAAGGAATTGTCTCAAATTGGAGGAATAGGAGCGAAATTGTCCAAAAAGTTACGAGGTCAATTCGATAAATATGCGGACAATGGAGTTTCCTTTGCAAAAATCCTTACTGCCTATAATGTGTTCGGTGGTGTGATAGGAGAAAAGACTTGTCAGATGATTTTTGATTCTTTGTCGGACGAAGATGTAAAAGTCTTGTTTAATGACGGTACATTACCCAACAAAACACTTCTTTCTATTGATGGAGTTGCTGAAACTACTGCCACTTCTTTTAATAATGGACTTGCAGTTTTCTTTAATATCATTGAAGATTCACCGTTCCCTATCTCTTATGTAAAGAACAATGTTGTTCTTGCAGACAATCCCGAATCTGTATGTTTTACAGGATTCAGAAATAAAGAATGGGAAGAAAGATTATCCAAAGAAGGGCACAAGGTCGTTTCAGGAGTATCAAAGAACACGACCATCCTTGTAACAAAAGACAAAGAAAGTTCTTCTTCAAAAGTGAAGAAAGCAAAAGAGCTTTCCATTCCTATTTTGACACCGGAAGAGTTTGAAACAAAGATGAGATGGAAAGAGAAGTAGAAGATTGGATTGGTGACTTTGAAGATGAAGAAGTCTATGATCCTAACGATGATGATCAGTTTGAATAGATAACTTGACACATTGCTTTATGAGTAAGATTTACAAGGAGATAGCCTTCAACTTCACAAAAGCATTGAATAAATTGGAGCTAAGGACAAGTGCCAGAAGTTTCATCTCCATGCGTAAAGCGGAGAAGGTTATTTCCCTACTTTTTGAGGTCATATTCGACAAATTGGAAAGAGACGGAAAAGTAAACATAAGAGGATTTTGCATTATCAAGAAAATCAAATGTAGAGACGGAAAGTATTATTTTGAATTTATAGACAACAGAAAGAAATGAATACAAACTTTGAAACAAAATTTGGAGGCGGTAAGGTGGCAACAGTAGAATGGTACACACCTCCTTATATTATTGAAGCATTGGGAAATGATTTTGATTTAGATCCTGCTGCTCCTAAAAGAGAATGGTACACTGCAAGAAAGTGTTTTACTAAAGAAGACGATGGATTAGCCCAAGATTGGAAAGGTTTTGTATTTTTAAATCCGCCCTATTCCAATCCTACGATTAAACTTTTCATGAAAAAGTTGTCTGAATATGGGAATGGTATAGCTCTTGTTTATGCAAGAGTAGGAAATTCAATGTTTCATGAATGTGTTTGGGATAAAGCTACTTCTATTTATTTTCTTAGGAAAAGAATAAGGTTTATTGATGAAACAGGAAAAGAAGGTGGATCTCCTGGCACAGATAGTTGCTTTGTGGCTTATGGAGAAAAGGGAGATGAAATTCTAAAGAATCTAAAGCTACCAGGCAAATACATAAAACTCAACTGATTATGTATTATTACAGAGAAAAGGACTATTGGTATTTTGGTGCTTTGGAAAAATCAGTTTACAAGAACCTTAAACTGATTTCCTCCTTTAAACGCAACGTTACCAATAAGGAAATATACATAAAATCCGATCCAGCAAAAGATTTCCTTTTAAAAGAGTTTGTTTCCGACAACGAAATAGAAGAAGCCAATCCTCTATCAATAGTTCGTCCCGGCTGCAAAGCCGAAATAAAGCCTTTTAAGGAACTTTTGTCCCGAAAGGATATAGAACTATTGATAGAGAATCTTCCTCTTTTAAAAAAGCCGAGAAGCTATCAAATGGACTATTTATATTACGCAGTCAATCACGGAAACCATATAAATGGTTCTTCGGTGGGGACAGGCAAAAGTCTATGTTCTGTTCTCTATGCTGAAATGCTTGATCTTTTTCCTTGTATGGTAGTCTGTCCGGCTTCTGTAAAATCCGGTTGGTTAAGAGAGTGGAAAGAAACGAACCCGGATAGACGGGTATCTATCATTTCCACATCTTCCCCACCGGAAGATTTTGAAGCAGACGTGATAGTGATAAACTATGACATACTTGGGAAAAGGGTCACAAAAGAAAACGGAAAAACATCTCTTGAAATAAGATTGGATGGAATGAAAAAGAAATCATTCTCTCTTGTGATAGCAGATGAAATCCATTTTCTCAAAAACAGAAAGTCCATCAGAAGCAAGTCTTTCAAAAAGCTGATACATAAAGTTCCTTCTGTAATAGGGCTTACAGGAACACTTATCATGAACCGTCCGGCAGAGCTTCTAAATATCCTGATGTTAATAGAAAGGATAAAGGAAATTGCACCGGACGACCAGTATCATCATTATTTTTTTGAAAGGTACTGCAATATGAAGGAAACGAACTTTGGTATGGACATATCAGGAGCTTCCAATATCAAGGAACTGAATCGTCTCTTGAAAGAATGCTGTTATTTCCAGGTAAGTAAAAGGGATGCGCTGAAAGAACTTCCTCCTATTTCGGAAAATGTTGTGGAATGCGAGATTACAAATAAAAGAGCATATAAAAAGGCAAAGGATGATCTTTTGCAGTTCATTGAAGATAAGTTTAAGGACGAAGAAAAGGTTGAAAAAGCTGCAAGGGCAGAGTTCCTTGTAAAACTCTCGACATTAAAGCAATTATCCTTAGAAGGTAAAGAAAAATTTATAAAAAAATGGGTGGAAGAGTGGCTGGAGGCAAACGAAGAAGAAAAACTTTTGGTATTTGCCTCACAATCCGCAATCCTTACAAAGATAGCCGAAGAGTTTAAGGAGGGACTTCTCATTACAGGAAGCACTACCACAAAGAAAAGGGATGAAATTTTACAGAAGTTCACCTTGGAAAAGAACAAAAGAGTTCTTTTCGCAAATATAGGCTGTCTCGGTACTGGTGTAGACGGACTTCAAAAGGTCTGTTCCAATATGGCTATCTTAGAGCTTCCTCCGCGTCCGAGCGACCTTGTGCAGGTTATAGGAAGATTGGAAAGAAGCGGGCAGGAGAATCCGGTCACAATCCAATACTTGCTATCACCGGAAACAATCGACCAGGACTTGTGGGAGATGCTGAAAGGAAAGAAAGATGTTACGGACATGTTAAACAAAGGATTCCAAGACGATACCAGTCTTATGATCCTTCAAAAGTATAAGGATGAGCGATAAACGAAAGGGAACACGGATCATTGAGGTTTGGACGGATGGAAGTTGCAATGCTAACCATCCCAAAAAACTGGGAGGTTCTGCCGTTTACATCAAATGGAAAGACAAGGAATATCATATAACCAAAGGACGTTCCTATACTACGACAGGAAGAAGAGAAACGGAAGCAATTCTTCTTGCACTTCGAGCGATAAAAAAGAATTTGAATGTAAAGGCAACCTTCTATATTGACAGCCAGTATGTTGCCAATCAGTTTCGTCACAAGTTCCTTGATTGGGCAAGGGAGAACCTTCATGTAGAAAACCAGGATTTGTGGGATGCTATATTTTCGGAAATGTTGCTGCACAGAAAACTTCGCGTTTCCGTAAAATGGATAAGAAGCCACCAGAAAGACTACAATGATCCTATTGTATGTGGCAATTTCATTGCAGACCACATGGCTAATTACAAAAATTTTAAAGAGTATGAAAAAGAAAATCATTTACAATAACTTGATTCCTTTTAAGGGATTTATATCAATCACTCTATTTCCTTTCATTTTTGCAAGGAGAGAATACGAGCCTTTAGGAATGATAACGATCATACATGAGAATATCCATTTAAAGCAACAAATAGAACTTCTTGTAGTGTTCTTCTATTTGTGGTATGGGATAGAATGGCTTGTAAGATTAATTCAATACAAAGATTCCCATGAGGCTTACAGAAACATTTCTTTTGAGAGGGAAGCATATGACAATGAATATGATGATGAATATTTGGGTGTAAGGAAATCTTACGAATGGATTCATTATTTGAGAAGATAACAGAAGCAAACGAAAAGAAGATTATGAAATGGAGTAAATATCAGTTGGCTATTTTTGATGCTTACGAAAATACCAACAAAAACATAGTGATTGATGCGACGGCCGGTTCAGGTAAAACCAGAACGCTCAAAGAGTTATGCAATCGCACGCCGGAAAACAAGTCTTGTCTTTTTATGGCGTTCAACAAGAGCATAGCGGAAGAACTAAGATCAAAACTTCCTTATTATGTCGATTGCTATACTTTCCATGCACTGGGACTTCGTACAATGATGAAAAATTTCCGGTTCAAGGCAAAAGTGAATGACGGCAAATGTTTCAAACTCTGCACGAAGCTGTTCCAATACAAAAAGATGGAATTTAAAGAAAGAATGAAGTATTTCTTTGCGCTCCAGACATTATGGGAGCAAGTAAGACTGTCTCTTTGCAAGATAAACAAAGAAAACATTGTTCCTATTACAATAGAATTTGATCTGGATTACGAAGAAGAAATGATTCCCGACCTTCTTAAAATTGAAAAGGCATGGAGAAATGATTGTACAAGGATAAACAACAATCTTGCTTTTGAAATAGATTTTGTGGATATGCTTTGGATTCCTTACACATTCTTAGAACCGGAAAGTTTTCCGAAATACAATGTTGTGATGATGGACGAAGCAAACGACACCTTTCTATTACAAAAAGAAATCATGCAAAGTTTAATAAAGGCAAGAGGTAGATTCATCGCTGTTGGGGATAAAAAACAGATAATCTATTCCTTCATGGGTAGCGACTTGAATGTATTCAATTCTCTAAAAAATAACCCTAACACGATTACACTTCCTCTTTCTGTCACATACAGATGCAACAAAAGGATAGTTGAAGAAGCCAATAAGGTATTCCCTGGAACGGAATGCGCGGAAGAAGCAAAAGAAGGCATTGTCAGAGAAGGTGAACTAAGCGAAGCTGATGACGGGGATTTCGTTTTGTGCCGGAATAATCTTCCTTTAGTGGTAGCTTTTTTGCAATTTCTTAAAGCAGGAAAGAAATCATCTATAATGGGACGCGATTTTGGAGAAAATATTTGCCGCCTGATGGAAAATCAAAATAGTCTTGATGATATGTATCTTCTATTGGACGACAAAGAACAAAAACTCATAGAAAGAGGCATTAATCCTGCCTTTGTGAAAAACCATCCGTCTTACGTTTCTTTGGAAGAAAAAGTAAAGATTGTGGAATTGCTGTACGAATCGTATCAAGAAAATTTTTCTTCTTTGAAAGAAAAGGTCAGAAACGTTTTCTCTGGCGATAGCAAAGGCATCATCCTATCCACTATTCACAAAAGCAAAGGACTGGAGGCTAACCGTGTTTTCTTTTTGAATCCAGAGTTACTTCCGTCCAAATATGCAAAGACACCTAAAGCGTTATATGCAGAAGAGTGTCTTAAATTTGTGGCAATTACAAGAGCAAAAGAAGAATTGGTTTATTGTCACATCAATGCGGATATTAACCTCCATAAGTAACAAAACATGCAAGGTGGAATGGCGTTGAAATGTTACTTTTAACAAGTATTTACACTTTTCACCTCGCTATGTAATAATATATTCTTACATTTGCAGCATTAAAAGCAACAATTAAATTTTTTAGATTATGGGAATATGTGGATGGATTTGCATAACAATCATGTTTATTGTAGCGTGTTTCACGGTTAATTCAATGTTTGATAGTTACATTTATTTTAAGAGTGAAAATTTTGAAAAAGAAGATGAAGAAAAAGAAGACTAAACTGTACATCATTGTACCTCATGAGAATGGGAAAGTAACCCTTTTTTCGGCTGACAAGATAGAAGAACTTGTTCCTTTCCTTCCTTCAATGGAAGCGATAAAGACAAATGTAGAACTTCAAGTGGCAAAATGGGAAAGAGATCATTCCTACAAGCCGCAACCGCTTACATTTAGTGTTCCTTTAGATGTTTTTCTGAAAGTGAAAGCTATTACAGGTGGGAAATGGAATGAAATACCTGTCAATCAAGGATGCAACGGTGTTCCTTCGGTAATTTTAATTCCCAGCAAAGATAAAACGGAGGAAGATGAACATAGTTGATGGGATCGTAGGGAATACTTTCATTGCTATAGACAGTGAAAAGCAAGCAATGAGATGTGACCAGATTCAAGAAGAAGGAAAGCTCGCATTGACTGTTTCTTTGAAAAACACCCATAAATTTGGAAGAAGTCTTTCGGAAGCTGTAAAATATGACTACTCGTATGTTGTAGAATGTATTTTGAACACAGGCGACAGTTTTAGAGCCACAAGCGGACTTCTTTTAATGGATATGTGGGGAGACTGGATCACAGTTCTAAGATCGGAAGGAATACCGCTATTTTCTTATGATTTTTCTGAAGATAGTAAGAAAGCAAAAGACTTCCTTTTTATAGAAAAAGTAAACTTCCTTTCCCTACCGGAAATTATTTTTAATCTTAAAACAGATGACAGATCGGAAGAGC